CATTCGATCTGAAGGCGGCCCGCGCAAGATGTGAAAAGGCCACTCCTGGGCCTTGGATTGATTCCGATGGATATATAATTTGTCCAGGGATGGAAATTCGGAATTGTAAAGCGCATGACCTCATTTTCATAATGGAATCCAGATCAACGCTTCCCGCCGCGCTGGATGAGATTGAGCGGCTACAAGCAGCACTTGCACTGAAGATAGAGCAACATAAAGGACAAGCCTATGTGATCGGCAGCTACCTGAAGAAGTTGACCGATTTCAACGAGCTGAACGAATCGCAGGCCAAGCGCATAGCCGGGCTGGAATCCGAGAACGAACGCCTCGCTAAGATGTTTGCGGACGATTGCTACATAGAGTCAGCACACATGGAGCCCGGATACTACAACATCAATGCACGCGGAAAGGGGGCCATGCTCCTCGCCGGGCAGCTCATAAGATTCTTCAGAGAGAGCAGCAAGGGCAACTTCATAACTTGCACGTTCCAGATGGGGTTCGGAGATCCGAAGACACTGGAGCAATTCGAGCTAACCATTCAAAAAATCAATGGAGAAGATACCCCTGGTCAAAAAATACAGCGGCAACAAGAGCAGATCGAGGCTCTGAAGGATGGATGGAAAGAAGATCGGGCGGCCAAGATTTTCTATGAAATATATCCGGGAGTTTCGGACTATTACTCCTGGAAAGGCTACCCAGAAGATCCATGCCAGATGAGGCCAAAACGATCCATCCGAGAAGAGGCCAGCCGTCAGCTCGCCTCCGAGCATCCTGACCTTTTCGGGCCGGAGGACATCACTGCAAAACCTGCTAAAATCGTCCTCACTGAAGAGCAACGGGCGGCATTGGGACTCGTATGCGATTTAGCAGACGAATATGAGTGCAAATATGCGTCTACTGCCGATGAGCAGTCTAAAGCAATAGACACTGTACGCGCGCTGCTGCAGGAGGCCCGGCCATGAACCGCTACCCACCAGCCGAGCCCATCATTATCCCGAAAGAGCGCGTCCTCATTGATGCCATCAGCCTCGATGAAGAGATCCAGCTAGAGCGAGAGCTTCTGGAAGAGGAAATGCGCCCAATCGAGGCCGCATGGGCCGAGCACTACCCACGCATGAACTACCAGGCACCGTCCCCAATGGCTATCTGGTGGCCGCAGGGCAACCAGAAGCTCACCGCATTACAGCTCGCTTTCATCCAGCACGTCAACTTTCAGGGTGAAATAGAAAACGGCAGACGGCTTGAGTTCCGAACTGCCTATCAGATCCTACGAGAAAAGGCAAAGGGCGAATCGACTCAATTCATGACTGAAGCGGCTGACCTCATCTGGCAGCTCCGGGCGGTGGCCTGAATGCAGCTCAAATGCGCCCGATGTGGCCATGAATTCGACTTCGTACAGATGCGCGCCCCGGAGTGCCCCTCCTGTCACAGGGGCGGGCCGTTCACGATCCTCAGAAAAATCCGGCAGGGGGCAGATCACTCCACAAAAGAGCTGCAGCTCGCCGAAATGGGGGGATTCTGAATGAGCCAGTCCACCCTCACCACCTTCTTGCAGCCTGAAGAGGTGCAGAACTGCACTACCTGCACCGTCCTGCACACCATCATTGGCGATCGCTGCCGGTGCGTGTTTCTCGGCAAGGGCCAGCCAATACCGGCATGGTGCCGTGACTGGTGGCCCGCGGACCCGTTGCGATTCTGGCCGCCGTTAGCGTCGAACTACGAGACGCCGAAGAAATGGAGGTGCGGAAGATGAAACTCACAGATCGTCAGAAGGCCGTCTTGGCCGTACTGACAGATGAGTTCCAAGAGATCAGCCCGATTATGGTGGCCACAGGGGATTGCTTCGCAGATACTCGTCTCCTGCAGCTTCACTCAAAAGGCTTGGTCGAGCGCACCGATATGTCTCGGCCAGGCACAAAGAGAACCTGGTTGGGATATCGTCTCACGACAAACGGGAAAATTATGAAGCAGAGGGGCTGTATATGACCACCATCAAGGAGCGCCTTCAGGACGCTCTCACCACCGAAGGCCAGAGCTATGCAGAGCTGGCAGCCCGGATTAATATGAAATTATCTCAGTCCCACCTGAACAAGTGCCTCCGGCAACTGGAAGCAGCAGGGCTTGCGGTCCGGTGTCCCGCCCCTCGTGGCAAATTCTCCGGCTGCAAGCCGGTGGATCGACAGCGCAGGCCGAAAGTGCTGTGGAGGCGGGCATGAGGATCAATACTCAATTCATCGCCGCTCGGATAGAAGAAGGCCTGGACGTTGAGTGGCTGAGATCACTATCGACCTCTCCCCGGAAAAATGAAAAATGCTCGCCCAATGGCGTGCTGCAAAAACTGCACCGCAGCCAAGTAATACAACGAGTGGGTTCAAGAGATCATCGACAGTGCACCAAATGGGGCCCTGGGAAGAACTATCAGAAAATGGTGGAGCGGCTGATATGACCAACCGTGACTCCGAGTCCCGGCGCGTCTATCGTGATCTGCTGCCCCTCATTCCTGCCGGTGAGTTCCGATCGGCTGATTTCATCGGCCAGATCGAGAACGCGAGCCAGAGCAGGATCTCTGGCCAACTCATGCACATGGAGCACCGTGGTCTGCTGCTCTCCAGGAGAGTCAAGGAAAAGCGAGCGCGAGGGCACGGAGAGAAGCACGAGATCAAGATCTACAGGAGATCGGCGAGATTTCCACCAGGGGCAAAGGCATGAGCCGCAAGACCTTCGACAGCTCGGAATACCACTGGGCGAGGGCCAACTTTGATGGCTATTGCCTCGGATGTGGAAAGAAGATCGGCTTCACCAAGGCACTCATTCTCACCAAGAGCGGATATTTGAGGAACTCCGATCCGCCAAATAGCCTGATGTGTTGCGATCATAAATGTGAGGTGGCTTTCGTCGAGCGCACGGTCCTGGATTGGTCCAAGATCCGGGAACGAGTCATGGCGCGGGATTCCTACACCTGTCAGGATTGTGGTCGCAGCCGCGGCAGCACCACAACAATATTTCGATTTGTCAGGCGGTCCAATTTCCGACTCTCACAGCCATTCCCAAAAGATCCCAGACGTTGGTGGAAATTCGTGGGACGCTCCGAGGTGGAAGTCCCCCTGGAGCTCGAGGTCCACCACATCATACCAATATCTGAAGGTGGATCGGAGTTCGACCTCAACAACCTCGTTACGCTATGCTTCGATTGCCATCACCTGGGCCGGCACGGCTCTAAGGCCCCAACACCCGAAGAGATAGCGGAGAAGAGGGTCGAGGAGCGCAGGAAAGCAGAGCAGGAAAGACTACAGGTCACGAGGGCCCGGCACAAATGCCTGGATAATTTTGCAGAGGTCGTGCCATGATTCGCATCACCCACCAGACGAGAGAGCGCGTCGTCCGGCCTCAGCCCATCCCGCACGTCCGGGCCCCTATCCATCCGCGGGTTTGGCGGGCCGATATCGAAGCCGTGCACCGATTACTAAGGAGGTCTGGGAAATGAGTCCAGAAAAATTTGAACTGCTGGTCAAAGACCGCATGGCGAAATGTGCCAAAGTTCTCGACCTAAAGGCGGGAGAATATGCTACCTCCGACAGGCTGCACAATTTCAAGGTGGCGGCGGCCTTGCAGGACATCGAGCCAGAGACGGCCCTCCTCGGCATGTGGGCGAAGCATATCGTTTCTGTGGTAGATATCATCTATGGCATCGAGCACCGGGGAGAGATCCCCTCAAAAGAGCTGCTATCTGAAAAGATAACTGATGTGATTAATTATGCCCACCTCTTAGAGGCTCTAATCGAGGAGCGGAGGGGGCTGGAATGATCACTCTGAGGGAGGTCCTGATCCATCACCTCCGGGCAATGGGTGCAGATGGCTTGTGCAATCCCTATGCAGAATGTGGCTGTGGGTTAGACGACCTTGCGCCCCTGTGTGAGTGCCTCAACCTAGATGAGTGCATACCTGCCCGGCATGTGGCAACATCTCCGGAATCTCACGCAATGTATGAGGAATTCCCGGAAGGCTATTATGTGCCGTTGCTGCCTGTTGCGTCGTTCGAATCTGAGCGGCTATGGGAGGCCTACCAGGCCAACCAGACGTATGAGAACTGCTGCAGGTGGCTGAAGCATCGGGCTTGGATGCATCTGGAGGGCTACTAATGATCACTCAGACGGCAACTTTCCAGGATGATCGTCACCTCGGCAAGGTGGGCCGCGGCAAGATCGCATTCGGCTGGTATGGTGGGAAGTTCAGCCACTTATCATGGCTATTGCCACTGCTCCCAAAATGCCACCACTATATTGAGCCGTTTGGGGGATCCGGTGCAGTGCTCCTCAACCGAGTACCCTCGCCCGTGGAGACTTACAACGACCTAAATGGCGATGTCGTAAACTTCTTCAAAGTGCTCAGAAACCAGGGCGAGGACCTCATCAGGATGCTATCATTCACACCTTTCAGTCGGGCCGAATATCTCGAGTCCCTGGATCCCGCCGAAGGTGCATCGGAGCTCGAGCGGGCTCGCCGATTCTATGTCAGAACGCGGCAGTCATTCTTTGGCCTCTCCGAAAGTGCGTCTCCTGGTCGTTGGGCCTATTGCAAGAATACATCCAGACAAGGCATGTCGTGCAGTGTTTCCAGATGGATCAATGGGATCCCGGGACTCGAGGAAATTGCTGGACGGTTGATGAGGGCACAGATCGAATGCCTGCCGGCGCTCGACTTAATCAAGAGGTACGACGATCCGGCAGCGCTCTTCTACGTAGATCCGCCCTATCACACAGCCGCCAGGAGCTGCAAGAAGGCATACGGCCAATTTGAGTTCACGGATGAGCAGCATGCGGAATTAGCCGAGGTCCTGCTCCATTGCAAGGCCCATGTGGCCATATCGGGCTATTCCTGTCCCGATATGGATGATCTATACAGAGATTGGCATAAGTCCGAGGCACCTGCAAAGAGGATCAATTCCTCAGTAAAGGGAGGGATCCGGACAGAATGTCTCTGGACTAACTACGAGGTGGTATCCGGATGGTAATCTTCCAACTCCGTGAGCAGAAAATAGCCGCACTGGATTGCGCAACCGTCACTATCGCCCACCAGATCGAGCGGCAGACCGAGAAGGCAATCCTCCTGGCTGTAATCCATCGCTCACCGGCAGGCGAACGAAAGGTCTGCTATTGGTTTCCCAAAAGTCAGGTTAAGCTCGATGGAGCCCAACCGTTCGGAGAGATCAAGCCACAGGCATTCAAGCGGATCGAGATTCCGGACTGGCTATGGGACAAGAGGGCCGCAGTATGACTGCACTCGACGCTTTCTCATTATCTCCTGAAGATTGGGAAGATATTGAGGCTAGCTACGAAGCCGCATTGTCTGAAGCATCGCCTGCGGCAGGGAAGGACTGGGATAGAGCAGAGCAGATGCTCGTATCCCTGCTGCAGAACACCACGCCCGAACAACAGAAATGGCTGGCCCTAGGCATCATGGTGGGCCGGGCAAGCGTCGGTACAGGTGGGCGCTAAAATTATGACAAAAAGACCGCGTTCTCCGCATAGTCCGCATAGTCCGCATAGTCCGCAAGAAACATTTATATCATAACGGTGCGTACACATGAGTATGAAATCCGTGCTAGGTATAAGGTATATTACTGTACCTGTGACTGAGGAGGAGTTCGAAAAATTCAGTGCCGTAAAGGCAAAAGGTCAGACTTGGCGGCAGCTTCTCTTAGCCATTCTAACAGAAAAAGCCGAGGGTAAGTAAAAGTTGCCCGCGTCCGGCTGGAACCGTTCGCAGGCAGGTTTGGAGTACAATATGGCTGTATCAATCAATATATTAGAAGATTTCTCCTCCGAGGGGCAATTTCAGGGACGGGATTGATGGCCGCAGATCTACCCCTTATCAATCTCAAGCCAGTTGACATTGATCCAGACGAGATTGAGAAATATGCGCTGCTCGATGAAATCGTGAGGGTCCAAGATGAAATAATCACAACACATCTGGAACTCCGCCGCCTCTCATCAGTTAACGAGAAGCTGAAGAAAAGGGCCAGAGAACTGGGGGCAAAGGTCTGATGAGTTCTGGATTTGTCCGGGCTTCGGAATATTCCCCAGAAGATCGCCCGTTGGACGCGAGCATAATTCAATGGCAGGAATCTATAGTTGAGCGGCTAGACGCATTACAGGAGTCCTCAACCAGCCCCGACACGGAGCGCAGACTCAACGAGCTGGAACGCAGGGTCGCTGGATTGGCTACACTCTCGCCGGATGAGCGGCAAGGTTTGCGAGAGACGATTAACGATCTCCTAATAGAAACTCAGTCTCTGCGGGCAGACAATAATAAGCGGGCCAGAGAGATTGAGGACCTGAAGAAAGAAGCTTCTGAAGCAACTGAGGCTATTATAGAAATTCGAGAGCATTTCCCATCATTAATTGCATCGATAAATAAACGGGTATCCAAGCTTGAACATCCTGACAAAGTACTCAGCCAGGTCTCTCATGATCGTGCCAAAAAGATAGATAGGTACATGGAGGACAGGCCGGACCATAAAGCCAGCTACGAGGCGCTGAAGGGCTTCTTGGAAATTAATGATGTTTTGCTTAACTATTCTGTCGCAGCCTTGAAAATAGAGTTCCCTGACAAATATATCGTGACCAGGGACAAAGCAGATCATCGAAAGAAATGGCTCCGGGAGGTCCCAAAAATATAGTTAAAATTTAACTAAACTATCTATCGTGGTCGGTAGATGGTGCCACTCTGAATAGGGTGAAATTGAGCTAAATATCTCAATTTGATGGTCTTGGATTGTTAGTGATTAGATGTGGGTAGGAAAAAATAATAATGAAATAATAGCTTTACGCAGTAAGCTATAGACTCAAACGAAATAGTTTAGTTAAATTTTAACTATAATTTGAATGGAGGATTCAAGATGCAAATGCACGTAATTGCCACAACACAGGGGGACGACTGGACCGGACCATATACGGATGTCCTCCTGCTAAAGAAGACTCTCGCAATCATCCAGAAGATCGATCCGGAAGCCGAGATCATCAGCCGGGAAACAGATCCTTTCCAGGTGCAGATCGAGGCTGGCCTGCAGCCCTTCCGGATTCATGTGGAGATCATCGGAGGAGAGCCACAGCTTCCCGCAACGGTGAGCCTCTGCTGGCCGCCTGCAGAGCAAGAAGGCATCCAGGAAGGGACACCAGAGGGCACGACGTATTTCATTTGGGGGAAGTCAGAAAAAGACGCATTGCTGCGGTTGGCCCGAATCAATCGGGCTGCACCGCCAAAGATCATGGAGGCAGAGGCATGACTAAACCGATACTTCTCTTAGAATTCGAGCTGTGCATTTACTCGGCCCGAAGTATTCAGCCAGGGGGCATTGAAGCCATGAAAGCATGGCTTATTCAGCATGGCTTTCCGATTCATCTCCTCTCCTTTCCAACCGAAAAACCGCCCGCGTTCCTGACGATAGACGATCGTTGTGTGTGTTTCGAGGGAGAGTTCCCTCGGCCAGAGGCACTATTGAAGTTTCGGGCCTGGAACAAGCGAGGTGTCTAAGTTGAATCCCCCCCAAGTCGCCAAGGACTACGCCGCCGAGGAGGGCTTCGATTGCGCCATAACAGAAGACGGCATAGCCCACGTTTTCCATCCGCGCGGTGCAGCAATGATCCTGCCGGATGGCCGGGTAGAATCAGAATCTAATCCTCGCCTGAAAGCAGTGCTGGAAAAGAAGATCGCCCAGGCCAGGGCCAAAGACGCCCAGCTCCAGGAGGACCCGTCAGGCCGGTGCACAGTCACATTCTCCGAAGAATACCTCAAGATGCCATTCGACGCCCCTGAGATGATGAATCCCGATAGGCCAACTACTCTACTGGCAGTCTTCAAGGTCAAGCGGGCCCAGCTCTCGGCAGAATTCCTGGAATGGGATACCAAGTACCGGAACAAGCCCGGCAACTTCCCTCTACCGGCTGGCCAGGAGTTCCTCATCCTTATGCTCCTCACATCTGGCCAGCTCTGGACTACCATACGAGCAGCCTGGCCACCTGAGAAAGAGGAGTACTACCGCTCACATATTGGTGAGCCGATCAATATCGAAATCAAAGGGGGCAATGCATGACCTGCCCCCCTTCTCGTTCCTATTCGGATACAACTACTTCCGGATTTCCCGTGCCGGACAAATGCCAACCACCTAAGCCCGAAGCAAAGCCGAAATCCAAGCTCACTGAAAAGAAGATCCAGAAGCTAATCAACAACAAGAGGTAATGATAATGTCCACAACTCCCGATACCCTCCTGAAAGCCATCTTCCCACCAGACGGCCAGACAGTCCCGCTCGATGTAGCTCGCAACTGGCCCGCCGTAGAACTTGCAGTCAATCAGCTCGCAGCAGCCATGAACGGAGAGCAGAACGACGCGCCTGCAGCGGGAAAAGCGGCCAGAACTCCAGAGTGGTATGCAGCCCGCAACGAGCGGATATACAGGATCATGGATGAGAACCCCGAAGCACCAGCAAGAGAACTGGCCCGGCTGGCCGGAGTCTCAGAGGGCGTCATCAAGAATCTCTCCAGAAAGATACATCCGCGGAACGTCCGCAGGCCAGAAAACGGAAACGGCGATCATATCGTTGAAGCCGACGAGATGATCATGATCGAGCTGAAGCCGATCGAAAAGGCAGAGCACACCCAGGCCGGCGTTGCAGATGAGGCAACTACTCGGAATTCCCGAATAGTTGAAAAAACTGAAGAAGCGCAAATCCAGCTTAGGCCTGAAAAGGCCGAGACTCCAGCCGATCAGGGGCCGAAAAATGCTGAAATCCCGCAGGAATCGTCCTCTAACCTGCCCGAAACGCCCGCCCAGGACCAAACTCCAACTGTCCGGGAATCCCGGAATGTTGAAAAGATTTCAACTGTCTTGGACGTGGCCAATGGCCCCAAAATCCCCCACAGCGAGGACGACTTCATCATATCGCAGCGGGAATCCGGGAAGAAGTTCGCAGAAATTCTCGCAGCACTGCAGAAGAAAGGAATCGTCTGCAGTCATAAGGACGTAGAGAACCGCTATTATATCGAAAGAGGAAGACGCAACAAACCAGAGAACGGCAAGCCTCTCCCACGAACGGATAAGCCGCAATCTGATATCGTCGCTCTCTCTCGGCAGGAAATCGACGAATGGATGTGGAAGCTCTGGAAAGGCGGCATGTCACCTGACAAGATCTCAGAGCAGCTCGTCGGGGAAGGCTACCAGTACAGCGAGGCAGCAGTTCGCCGCAGGCTCTTGCAGCAGGGGGCCGATCTATGAAGGGGGGTCGAGAAGTTGAGCGGAAAGAAGCCCTCGCTCATCTAACCTACTTCCAGGAGATGCTTTTCGCCCAGGAGCAAGCGGCCAGGAGAATGCAGGATAATATCAGGATCTGCAAGAAAAATGTCCAGGTCTGGGAAGGCCGCATAGCTAAGATGGAGCAGTCCGGCAGGCCGAAAGGCGAGAGGGGCGGCGCATGAGCACACAAGACATGGTGCTCTGGATCATTGCAGCGTTCGGACCCATCAGGAGCAATGAGCTTTACAGAGGCACAGGACGCAACGATGCCACGGTATCGAGGGCGATCGCCTGTCTCAAGAAATCTGGTGAGATCGCTCCTCTGCCGATCAAGCACGGCGACGTGGCACGGGTTGGCCGCTGGTGGGTGACCCCATGAAAGCCGATACACTAAAAGCTCTCCTGGCCGCACTGAGGCCGGGCGAGATTACCACCGTTCGGCAGATCTCTACCAAGTGCGACACTGATCTTGAGCGGGCGCGAAAGTGGCTGGACGAGCTGGTCAGGGCCGGGGTGTGCGAAAAGACGATCGTCCGCTACCCTGGGGTGAAGCGTTACCCTGCGGTGCGGGCGAAAGTGGGCTGCGTCATTCGTTGGAGGCCACTATGATCGTCACCTACGAGCGCCTCAGAGACCGGATCGAGGCCATTTTGCCGGATAACGAGGAGTTCGCCCGGTCAACGTGGGATCTGGCAATCTGGCTAGGGGCTACGCAAACCCAGATAGAGGATGCTCTGAAGGCACTGCTGAAGTTCAAGGCAGTCCGTCGCAAGCAAGATACGATCATCACCGAGTCGGGATGCATTCTTCGGTGGATGTGGTGGAGGGCCTGAGATGGTCCGATCATCTACCATCCTGGCCGTATGGAATGCTCTGCCCGAGCATCCAACCCCCCTGAGAGACCTGGCCGAAGCCGTGAAGATGGAAAAGAATACCGTTCGGGACTGCCTCAATCTCCTCATTCACCTTGGCCTGGCCAAGAAGATCAATCACGAGGAAGCGAGAGCAAGCGACCACCGCGGCGGCTGGGTGCGGGTCGAATATCAGGCGATTGCTGCCAAAACGACAGTAATCGATACGACAGCTATCGAAAGCAAAGAGTAATATTTTTAGGAGGGCCAACTATGTGATATGCGCCGATCCAGTCGATTCCAGGGGAGGACAGCACACGCAACCCGATCGGCTCGGCAAGACTGTTTTTGGGATGCTGACATTGCAGCACTACACGACACCTCCGAAGGCATCATGACTCGCCAGGAGTACCTCATCAGGAAGCAGCGTATTGCTGATCCTAAACAGCAATTCTCCATGTACCTTGGCCCAACCAAGGGTTCTCGATTCGCCAGACGGGCGTGCTCGTGCGGGGGAAGAATTGCAGTCTGGCCGGATGGACGAGCGGTTTGCGACAATCCAAAATGCAGCACGGTGTTCAATGATGGGGGGAACACCGAGGGCTTTGTGCAAGTTACTTATCATTATTCGGATGGTAGAAAGGAAGCTGCCCCACCTCCTCGCAAAATGTACGATCGCAGCAACCGGGATTTCTACCGGGCTGCAAAGGCGTGACCAGCACGGTTAAGCTGTGCATTATGACCACAGTATCTAATTTTCCATGTCCGACAAATCCCGAACCCGCACATTCTGGAGCGGCACCAAGGGCCGCAACGCTGCTAGGGTAGCATTCCAGCAGTCTCAGGCACAACTCTCTGCCAGAATGGCCTCAGAGCGCGTGCAGGCGAAATACAAGGAGCTGAGGGAACGTGCCGACAGATCAGCCACAGGATCCGGAACTCAAGCCGAGCGAGAGGCCGCTGCTGAGGGCGAATCCTCTAAGCCCGCCTGAATACGGCGAAGGGCACAGGCCTCTGCCGAACCTGGCAGCGATAGTTGAGGCAGACGAGTTAAAAAAAGTCATGATGGCAAAATTTCAGAGTGAACAGGCACTCAAAAGGCGGGGAGCTATTGCTTCCTCGGTTCCTGCGAGCGTGTCCTGTTCAGACATACATCGCCGCACCCGCTGAGTTTCGGGGCGGCGATTGCGATGATACCCTATATGACGGCTGCGCGCTCTGAATTCCGACCGCGGGGTGAGAGTACGCGGGATAAGCGCAGCCCTAGAGCAGAAGTGGCAGACCGGAAATGCGCTCGATTCGAAATCGAGTGCGCTGCAAGGCGCGAGTAGGTTCGATTCCTACCTTCTGCGTTGTGGCTAGACTGAGTAAACGGGCACGGATTCAGGCCCCGTGCTTCCTGAGCCTGTCAGGTAGGACGCAAGTCGAGTCCCACCACCGGGAAAAGCGTACCTAATATGCTGGTGGGGCAGCCACATAACAATCATCCACTGCGGGATGCCAGACCAATGGGCCGGAGTGACGACCGGCCCCTTTCCTCCTGCCACACAAGCACAACCGGAAGTGCGCCCGGCCTGTAACCGGATGGCTGAGAGTTCGAGTCTCTCGTGTGGCTTAGATGTTCCTGATCCGGCCAACCGAGGCCTATATTGAGGTGGATGGGGTCATCAAAATAATTGATCCCAGATCGAGCAAAAGGACATTCTATAACCCGAAATGGCAAGAACGCGAGCAAGCCATAAGAGAGGTAATCGCAGAAGTGGGCCTCAAGCACCTCAAATTATCAGACATTGAGAAAATATATTCTAGTCACCCTCAGTGACCAGCCTGGCCGGGACCATGTCCTGAGCCATCGGGATTCGTAATTTCCCTCCTACCTACATCGAAAAGCGAAGCCCGGCCAGGCCGATTCTAATTCATTGCATCACCGATCTGCATCACCCTGCCCCAGTCTGCATCATTGCATCACCCTGCCCCAGGTCATAATATGGCATACGAAGTTTTGGCCCCTTACATCGATATAATCGAGCAGGGGTTTACCGATAAGAAAAGCCCGCGCACCATCGCTAAAGAAATAGGCCAGCCCGGCCTGTATTCCACAATCGGGCGCTATAAGACTGCCGTCTGGAATCTAAAAGACATGGTAGTCGAAGCGAAACAGAAGCGAGCAAAGAAGTTCGAAGAACGTCGAGACAAAGCCGTCGATGAGATCGTCAACACCCTGGAGCTCATCAACCTGGCCAAACTTCGCTCAAAGCAGCTGATGTCTACCGACCTAGGTGAAGAGTTTGAAATCTCTGATGGCGAGAAGCACAAGCTCACCCTGGGGTCCGCTTCGATCTATTGGTCCGCAGGATCTAAGATAATGACTGATGCCGTCAAGCTCGAGTTGGAGCTATCTGGGGACGACCCAGAGAGCCGCAAGGCTACGGCAATAGAATCACTGTCAGAGGCCGAACTAGATGCCCGGCTCAAAGAACTCATCGAGACGATCGATAATGCTGGAAGCTATCCAGATGGCTGAAGACCTTCTCCGGGAAAAGGCCCGGAAAGATCCGGTCACTTTCGCTCTGCATTACCTCAAGTTCGCCCCGGACCCATGGCAGGCTAAATTCCTGAGATCAAGGGCCCAGAGGATTATACTGAACTGCTCCCGGCAGTCTGGCAAGTCCACAACGACAGCCATCCTGGCCCTCTGGGAAGCCATCAACAAGCCCAAGAGCGTCATAGTCCTTGACTCACCATCTTTGAGGCAGTCTCAGGAGCTCATGCTCAAGTTCGCTGAATTTCTATCATTAGTCAACAAAGATGTCAAGCTGGACAGCGACACCAAGCTCTCGGTGCGGTTTGCCAACGGCTCAAGAGTCCTGGCGCTGCCTGGCAGCGAGAAGACCATCCGGGGCATCAGCGCCGTCACCCTTCTTATCCTCGATGAGGCGTCAGGAATTCCCGACGAGCTTTATGGCGCAGTCAGGCCCATGCTGGCCGTATCCAAGGGTCGCCTTATCCTGATGTCCACCCCGAGGGGCGAGCAGGGCTTCTTTTTCGATACATGGGCCAAAAGCCAGGGCTGGCAAAAGGTCGAGGTGCCGTGGGACCATTGCCCCAGGATCGACCCGGCTTTCATCGAGGAAGAACGCTTAGAGCGAGGCAACGCCTGGGTAGCTCAGGAGTACGAGTGCAAGTTCATAGCCGCCGGCGCAACCAGGATACAACGGGCCTGGCTGAAGTACGAAGACAAAGCCCCGGCCAACCTGAAGATCTCTCTAGGCATCGACCTGGCCATATCTGAGAAAGAGACGGCTGACTATACTGCTGGCACCGTCCTGGGCCGGGATTCTGCAGGAAACCTGCACGTCCTCGATGTCCAAAGAGTCAGAGCATCATTCTCACAGCAAATAGAGTTCATCAAGCAGCTTGCGGCCAGGTGGAAGCCTTCCGTGGTGGCAATCGAGGATGTCCAATACCAGAGGGCTCTAATCCAGCAATTAGCTGCTCAGACATCGCTAAACGTGCGGGGCATCAAGCCGATAAACGACAAGGTGAGCAGGTTCGCACCTCTGGAGGCCCGGTATGAGCTGGGCCAGGTATATCATGTCCGAGGATTGCCACAGGAGTTCGAGGCCGAGCTCCTCGGCTTCCCAATCGGCAACCATGACGATCAGGTCGACAGTATGGCGTATGCCTGGCAGGCTTTAGGACTGGCACAGGACACCCCCAAGCTCACCTTTGCAGGAGCCACACGAAAAGCACCGTGGAGGTAAAAACAATGGGAAAATTGGACAGTTGGGAAATGCCGCGTGCTCATCCTGAAGATGTGATCAGTCCCGGAGATCACGATGCGTTAGTACTCATGGACGTGGATTATGAGATTAAACTGAGAAGTCTGCGGAATGTATTCGGGGGCTTCTTAGAAGCGATCAGTCACACCCCTGAATTCAAGGGAGATATCCACGGAGCATTCTCATGGCACGCTCCTGGGTGGGATTTAGATCCCGATGTAGGCTCCGATTGAAAAGCGTGCATGGTAACGACTATGATCATGAACATACCGGCGCTCAAAGCAATCCTGAAGCGGATCGAAAAAGAAGCAGCCCGCGACTATAAGCAGGAATACCGAGAATATCATGGTCAGCCAAAGCACATCAGGGAGCGCGCCGAGCGAAACGCCGCCAGGGCGAAGCTGGGACTCAAGCGCGGCGACCCAAGAGAGGCCGACCACAAGCACGCACTCTCGGATGGCGGAAGCAACAGCAAGCGCAATCTGCGAGCGGTTAGTAGAAGCACTAACAGGACGAAGGGGGCGAAGAAGGAATGAACATAGAAGTGCATGCCAGTATAACAAATTATATGTTCGAGTGCTGTCAGTGTTTTGGAACATTTATAGGAACGCCATATATGCCACCGGAAGACTTGAAGCATGAAAAGAATATGCGTGGGACCGTATGCAACAAGTGCGGGGAACGCATAGAAGCGCGGCTGCGTAAAACGAGTGAAAAATAATCCTCGCCACAGAATACTTCTGCCCACATTTCTATCATAGTCCGCCAATTCCTATTTTCAGAGATCTAAAGCAGAGAGACTAATCGGCGGAAAGCTGCAAAAAAGTAAAATTCTAAATGGAGAATTAATATGGTAGAAACACGCGCGGACTCTCTCAATGCTATATTAATTGAGATCGAAGAGAAGGAAAAAAAGTCGCGCGAGTTGTACGAAGCTGCTGAGAGGCAACTAAGTTATGCCACTCGCTTCACGAAAATCTGAGCAGGGGTTGGGCAATGAAGAAAACCGATCGCGTCGGCAAAGCAGCTTCACCCGTGGCCGGGGGCATCTACCCACAGTTCCACCAGAGCCCCAAAGCCGAAGCAAACCGGCATGAAGCGACACGATAAGTATATATGCTATTGAGCCAATCATTATCTGCTGGCTAGGGATCGGCTGATCACTGATCCCGAAGGGGCGGTTTCCTGACCGCCAGCCAGCACTTAGAGCTTTTCAGGGATACATGGCAGGAGATGTAGTTAAGTGAGCAAGAGGATAGACATACCATATGATATTCTGTATGATTATTACGTCGTTCAGCGGCTTACTCTCAGACAATGCGCAAAGAAGCTAGGAAGAAGCCACATCGAACGGTGCTTGCGCAGGGCAAATATTCCGCTCAGGCCAATGCGGCGAACCCCAAACAGAATCTTAACAAAAGAATGGCTTCAAGAAAGGTATATCGGACAGGAATTGAGCCTCTCCGAGTGCGGTGAATTGGTTGGCTGCAGCCCCAAAACAATATTGAATGCTCTAAGAAGACATAACATAGCTACAAGGCCTTTTCAAACTCCACCCACCGGGGCAACAGACAAATGGCTAAAAGAGTACTATGTGTGTCAGCAATTATCTATTTCACAATGCGCTAAACTATTAGGATGCAATGATGAATCAATACGAAATGCGCTAAAGAAGTATAACATCACGGCTAGGCCATATGTCCGAGACGGACCTAGAAACCACCAATGGCGCGGAGGCCTATCATTCCTGCCCTACTGTCCAAAATGGACAGAAAAACTCCGCGAATCGATACGAGATGAATATGGCCGCAAGTGCTACTTATGCCACACAACAGAAGCAGAAAATAAGCGCAAGCTCTCGGTGCATCACGTAAATTTTGATAAGATGGCTGGGTGCTATGGCAAACGGTGGAACTTATTGCCATTATGTCAAAAATGTCATAACCAAAGCAGTAATCATAGATTTGAATATTTCAACCTGCTCGTAAATCACTGGGCTTACAAATACATCCAAGACGGCATAAGCATTTAGTTACTGGGGGGTTCAATGGCAAAAGACAATCGCAACAAGGTAGCTAAGGCCGCCTATAATCCCTATCCAAAATTCAATTCATCCCCACGCGCCTTGAATCGGCAACAGTTTGGCCGATCTGGGCAACAATATTTTTTGCCGGGTTGGATAAAACGCGACTACCTCCCGGAGCTGCAAGGCAGAAATCTATTCCTCGCCTATGAGGAGATGGGCACCGACGCCTATTGTGGTGCTGCCCTCAACGCTTACTCTGTCTTCATCAGGCGGGCAAAATGGCATGCAGATCCAGTAATCGATGAAAACAAGGAAAACGGGTCGTTTGAGTTCCTAGAAAACAATATGAATGATATGCAGCATAGCTGGCAAACTTTCGTGGCCACTGCTGCAAAACCGACACTTCAATTCGGATTTTCTAGCTTCGAAAAAGTCTATAAGCAGCGAGAAGGTGAGCAGGACGATGATCGCTACTCATCCAATTACGACGATGGTGCCATCGGATGGGCAAACTTTGCGTTTAGGTCTCCTGACTCTATTTTACATTGGGATTATGATCCAATAGATGTGACTAGACTGAGGGGCTTTACTCAGATCGCGGCACCTGACTACAAAACCACATTTATTCCCGTAGAGAAACTTATCCTCATCCGGGCGGAGCCGGGCAAGGACAACCCAGAAGGCCGATCCATCTTACGGGGTGCTTGGCGTGCTTGGCGCACCAAAAAGGTAATGGAAGACATCAGAAATGTATCAGCAGATCGAGGTGGTGCAGGAATCCCGTGGGCAGAGGTCCCGGCAAACATCGCCAATGCGCCTCAGTATGTTGCTGCAGATCCAACAAATCAAGCGGCAATAGATGCAATGGCATCGTATCAAAGCTTAGTGGATACGATGACCAATATAAATCAAGACGCACAGAAGTGGGTCATCTCCCCCCAGATCTGGGACGCGAACGGGCAACCTCAGATCAAGTTAGGATTCTTGCAGCCCGCCCAGGGTGCTGATATTATTGGGCACATCACCGCTGCGATAGATGCAGAGGCAAAGGCAATCCTGATCTCGACGATGAGTGAGTTCATGGCTCTTGGCATGGGGGGCACAGGATCGTTGGCATTGAGTCGCGACAAAACCGACAATTTCACGTTAGCTGTTGATGCAACACTCACCGCTTTTATGGAGAGCATCAACCAGCAAGCCGTTCGCCAACTCTTCCGCCTCAATCCACAATTCGAGTTCGAAAAAGGCAAGCCCAAGCCTCGTATAGTCTACGATCCCATAGTGCCGATCAGCACACAGGACGTAGTTGCCATCTTGGGCCTCTTCGAGAAGAGTGGCTGGGATCTCAGCAAGCAGGCAGGTATCCGGGACACTATCATCTCCAACTTGGGTCTGCCTTCGTATGTCGAGCAGGAGGTAGACGAGAAGCTCCAAGAGCACGGTGACGCGCCAATCGAGAGCTTGCTCGACGGCAAGAGTGCGCTGGACGCGATACTAGGGGCAGCTTGAAAAAAAAGTCAGACTCCTCGCAAACTCTCACGGGTCATCGGTATCTTACCAGATAGCACCTGGGACCAGAAAGCGACTTCGGTCGTGATCTGTTTCTGATCCGCTACGGCTTCATTTTCTCGCTCAATAGCATCCAGCATACTACCTGCCTCCAAACGCAGTAGCCTGGATCGGATGTAACGACGATCTTCTTCAGTTAGGTCGGTCATGTTTCACCTTTGGCTTCTTCAAGGATATATGTTCACGCGTTTTACTCTTGCCAAATGGTCTGCTATGTTCGCTTTTGGTAACTCGGGCATACCAATTATGACGCCTTGTGATATATAATGATTCATAATATCAATCGCTATCGGGTCGGCATCAATTCCGTTTTCGACATCTGATTGAATCAGATCCCAAATAAGGCGAGCTCCGAACAGGTCCAATAACGTTTTTTTGCCTACCCAGTATTCATATTCATTCATCATGTCTTAGCCTTCTTGCTTTCGGCTTCTCTAAGTATCGCTTGCACATCGGGCAGCTCTTTGGCTTCTCTTTGCGTGGCTGCCACTCGTAGCTGCAATGGGGGCAGATCATGCTTTTGCCAAATCCTCATATGCGCCCGTGCCTAATGTTACTTCGCACCACTCAATATGTCCTGGGAGCATGACGTTCACACAAACAGTGACATGATTGTTTTTCACCTCTAGCCACTCGTCATGTTTAGCCTGATGAGTTCGGTCAAGCACATCTCGGATGGCCTGCATTTGGATAATTGCCTTCGCCAATCCATCCGTTGCATTATCACAGGGCATTGATATACCCAAAGATGCGAGCCAGGCAAGCGTGCGATCCTGGGTAGCTTTATCATATTCATCCATACCTCTTAATCATCATCCTCATCATATAAAGGTGTCTCATGAACGCAGAACTCTTTCAGCTCATCCGAGAGACGGGCTACCTGAGCGATGCCAAGCTCTCCGATCAAGCCCGCTATGATTTCCTCACTAGCGACTTCTGGCAGCAGGCCAAGGCACTGGGTTACAACGTCGTCGAGCTGAAGCGCCTGCTCTGGAAGATGTCGGGCAGGCCGATGGAAGCACTCATCGCAGCTCTGCCGGATGCTCCAATCCAGAAGGCCGTCCGCGGCACCGAGAAGGAGAAGGACCCCCGGAAGCGGATCAAGGAGACCGCCGCCGCTATCGCCATGCTCTATAAGAAGGCTGAGAAGGACATCCGGGAAGCGATCAGCCGCAACATGGAGCAGCCCGACAGGATGCGGGCTGAGACTGGCCGCATAAGGCGCACTCTCTTAGCACAAGCGGCCTCCTGGCTACAAGTGAGCGTTCCGGGTTTGTATGTCACTGGTGCGAAAGCTCCTTTTCTCCAAGGAGCGCATGCAAAAGCAGCTCAATCAATGGCCACACAAGAATTTAACAGATTTAAAGAAATAGACTCACAAATATCAAGACATATAGAGGAAATTATAGGCGAGTCAGAAAGACGTAGGGCAAAGGCAACTTTATCACAAGTCAAACCCGACTATACTGGTTTGCGTGGTGACATCGTGGGTCACAAAACGATAGACGGGAAAGAATTAGGATTAAGCAGCTACATTGAGATGCTGGCTATCAATGTGGCAAGAAACGTCTTTAACGAAGCGGTTGAGAATGCTGCCCGAGAAAATCAAGAAGACCTCATGAGGATTTCACGCGAAGTCAGATCTAATAGTTGTCAATCGTGTCGCGATTGGGCGGGTCGTGTAATTAGCATCACAGGCCGAACTCCTGGGTATCCAACTAAATCAGAAGCGGAAGACGCCGGAATCTGGCACCCACACTGCATACATTTCTTAGAGAGGTTGGATGAAGATAGATATGCGGGCACCGGGCATTACATCGGCGGTGCGATATAAGATCAGTAACAGCAGAAGCAATACTTATATATGGCATTACGCTAAATATTGATCGTTGGCTAGGGTAGCTCCCGAAAAGTGGTTTTCCTAGACCACCTGCCAACATAAAAACTTCTAGGAACGCTATAGGAGGCGTCAAGTTTGATTCAGTCATGCTTAAATTGTAATAAAGAATTTCACGCTTATCCGTCTGCGATAAAGCGTGGCCATGCGTTGTTTTGCTCACGAAAATGCCGTGGTGAATATTATCAGGGCGCGCGAAATCCAAACCACAAAGGCGGGAAATACCTCATATGCGCCCGGTGTGGAAAGAAGTTTTGGGCGCGCCCATGGGAACAAAAGAAAGGTGTAAAATATTGCACACAGGCTTGTTATGACGAAGCGCGTCGTCCTGGGGGCGCGTGGGCAGAACATAGTGTAAAATGTATCTGCCACCAATGTGGAATCGAGTTTTATGCATTTAGATCAGAGGTCGATAATAAGGGCAGGAAATATTGCTCGCTCAATTGTTACCATCTCTCACAGGATAAACGCGTAGAGTGCACATGCACATCATGTGGTAAGTCGTTCCGAGTTACAAAAAGTGCACTCAAATACGGTCGCGGCAAATTCTGCTCACCGTCTTGTGCGAATGCGCTTGAGAATAACCCCGGCTGGTTAGGTGGAAAAAGTTTCGAACCATATTGTCATAAATTCAATCATGCACTAAAAGAATATGTAAGAGACAAATTTGGTAGGCGTTGTTTTGTGTGCGAGTCGCCCGAAATCAGACGATGCCATTCTATACACCACATTGATTATAATAAGTTGCAGGGGTGTAAAGGAATGACGTGGGCGTTAGTCCCGCTCTGCGATAGTTGTCATATGAAAACAAATCGCAACCGTTGGCACTGGTTCAATCTACTAATTCATTATTGGGCGATGAATCCTGATATCAATTTCAATTTGGACTGTTCTACATGACTTCTGAAGAATACGAGGCCTATCGAGCAATGGTCGCCCGAAGTAAGGCGCTCGTCGATGAATGGGCCGAGCTACAGGCGCTTGGCCCGGACGCAGAGAAATACTGCTGAAGCGTGGTCTGCTGTCCGGTCAGGTGAGGCCGGAAAGCTTTGAAGTGCTGATTTTGCATATTACTAATTATCGATTATTGTCTATAAATAATTTACTGATGGTGATTTCTCATGCTCACAAAATCTGCTTTGAATTATAATGGTGCTAAAATATGCTTGACTATTCGCAAATCCACACCCCTAAATTAGGAGGTTCAAAAATGCCAGATGATGAAGAAATACAAGACGACGATGAAGGGATGGAGAAAGGAGCCTCCGATCTCGATTTCGTCAAGGAACGGTTAGCGGACGAGTCCGGGGGCGTGGAGGCACTGAGCCAGGCCCTTGAGAGCATCCAGGACCCGAAGCTCAAGGAGATCATTGCCGCAATTCACGAAGACGAGGCGAAGCATCAGGCCGCGCTGCAACAGTGGATGCAGGAGAACGGTGGCGGTGAGGGCGAGGAAGAAGCCCCGGCAGAAGAGGAAGCCGACACCACCGAGAAGGATGAGGGTGGCGACGTTCCTGCGCCAGACGAGGAAGATCTCGACGAGGACGACGGCGGCAAAGGCGAGCTGATCGATCAGATCCGGGCCATATTGGAAGAGCACGATCCTGAGATGGAAAAGGCCGATGACGAGGAAGCACCGCCTGACGAAGAGGACACCGAGAAATCGGACGACGGCGATGAGGACGATAAGCCGGACTTCCTGAAAGAGGATGACGATGAAGAGGAAGCCGAGAAAGGCTGCAAGAAGTCCTTCCGGGTGCCTATTATAAAGGGCGATCAGCAAATTTGCTATGGAATTGTGTCTGAGCCTGATGTAGTAGATTTACAGGGCGATAGGCTCAGTAAATCTGAGATCCGTGTTGCATGCCATAAGTTCATGATGAAATCGCAGCGGATTAATAAGGAGCACAACGGGCCTGCTAAAGCTGATATCATCGAGTCATATATCGCCCCAACAGACTTCACATGTAATGGGCAAAAGGTCCGTAAAGGATCATGGATCATGGGCGTAAAAGTGCACGATCCTGAGATATGGCAGGCCATCAAGAAAGGCGAGATTACAGGCTTTTCTATTGCGGGAAATGGCACACGAACCGAGATCGGCTAACGCAATAACCTATATATAGATACATCTCCATTAACATCAGGCTGGATAGGTCGGCCAACCGAAAAGGAGTTTCCTGACTCCCTGCCAGCACTTAGATCTTTTCAGGAATACATGACAGGAGATGTAATTTATGCGGTTCCGGGAAGATATCCCCATTAAAGAAGTTACTCGATTGTATGTTGAAGAAGAAAAATCGGTTGTTCACATCGCGAGATTGTTTCATACCAGTCCGTCTATAATATGCGATCGGATGGACTTGGCTGGTGCAGCAAGACGACCACTCGTCAGGCATGATGTTTCTGACATCGATATAAAAGAAATGTATGTGGGCAGCCAATTATCGATTAGGGCGATATCTGAACGTGTCCAATGCAGTAGGGAGACTGTGCGGTGCCGATTAAAGTCGATGGGAGTAGTGCTTCGACCAAACACAAAAGAGCACATGTCCGATGAAGTCAAAAAAAGAATCTCGGAGGCAAAAAAAGGTTATTGTCCCTCAGAGTATGCGAGACGAAAGGTTTCAGAGGCAAACACCGGTCCGGGCAATGGTAACTGGAGAGGTGGAAAATCATATGAACCGTATTGCCCGGCGTTTACTGAGAAACTGAAAGAAGAAGTTCGGGCGGCATTTCAAAGAAAATGTTATGTTTGCCACACACCTGAGGTGGTAAATGCCAGAAAACTCTCGGTCCATCATGTCGATTATCAAAAATCACAAGGCTGTAGGGGCCAACGGTGGAGCTTAATACCGCTTTGTAACAGTTGCCACAGCAAAACCAATCGAGATAGATGGTATTGGTTCGCACTATTAAGGGATTATTGGATCTATGAACACATAGACTTCAACTCCAACCCCTTTTAACTCGTTTTTATTAAGTTGTTTCAGTTTTTTGATAAGGTGATGTTATGCCGTATGAATTGAAAGATTTAGACCTAGACGAAGTCTCGTTAGTCGGTTCTCCGGCTAACAACCGCAAATTCTTGATTTTTAAGTCAATGCAAAAATCCAAGGAAGGTATCAATGTGATAAAGACCAAGCCCGCTGGGGCAAGGGCCGGAGCCAGGGCTTCGGTCTCAAAGGCGGATATCCTGGATATAGTCCAGAAGGCCGTCGAGCCAATCCGCAAGGAGAACGCAAAGCTGCGTGAGACCCTGCTGAAGAAGGACTACGAGGAGATTGCCAAGTCCCACTTGGGGGCTCTGGGAACTCCTCAGGAAGGTGCAGAGATTCTAAAGTCTCTGGAAAGCCTGCCTAATGAAGCCAGGGACACGATTCTGAAGGGGCTCAAGCAGGCCAACGCTGCCAAGAAAGAAGCTATGGCCGTTCTGGGTACTCAGATGGGCTCTAGCAGGCCCGCACCGGGCAGCGCCACAGCTCAGTTCGAGGCAATCGTTGCCAAGCACGATAACCTCATCCAGAAGTCTGGCAACGGCCCAATAGACCCCAAGGTCCGCAGGGCAATGGCAGTCTCTGCCGCCACACGGGAGAACGGAAGGCTCGCCAAGGCCGTACTGGCTGAGGAAAGAGCAGGCGTCGTCCGGGCTCAGATGGGGGTGCAGTAGATGTCTACATCTCGGATTACCGCACCGTTCCGCGAGGCGATGCCGGGGGACATCAGCTCATATGATGTCGAGGGCGACCTGACGGCGTTGGAGTACACATTCGTCGAGCTGGACACTGTCAGAAACAGGTGCGTCAAAGCATGGACCTCCGGCCTGCCGGTGGGATTGCTCTGCAACCGTCCAATTGAGGACGCTACCAGCACGGCATTCTCCACAGTGGCTCAGGTACAGCTCCGGGGCAAAGGACTCTGCAAGGCTGGATCAGGTGGCCTCGCTGCAGGGGATTGGGTCAAAGTAACTACGGGCGGTGTAGGTGTCAAGGCAACACCGACTGCCGGAGATGTCATAGTCGGCCAATGCGAGGTCGCGGCTGCTGAAGGCCTACCAGCAACAGTCCGACTTATTGGGCCGTTCTACTACGCGGTCAGCTAAACTCTTTTGAGGTGATTATTACGGATATTGCATACAAAGAAGCCTTAGCCATAGCGGCCCAGGATGTCGTCTGCAAAGGCATGGACTATTCACAGATCCATGTAGCCCGACTTGAGTCTCAGTGGTCACTGGCTTACAGGCAGGAGCCATCCAACTTCGTAGCGGACCAGTGGTTCCCGATGATCTCGGTCAACCAGATTGCCGGACTGTATCCTAAGTGGGCCAAAGAGAATGCATTCACAAACAAGGCAGGTACCTGGAGGCCGGGAACCGTGCCTCCACAGGGCGAGCTGAAGGTGGACACTCCAGGTAGCTACGTTTGCCAGAGGTATGCCTTCGAGATGCCTCTGCTGGCGGATCTGCCCTTCGTAGCTGATGATGGCTACCCAATCGAGCAGGCCACGACCAACATGGTTACTGATGTCCTGCAGCTCAACAAAGAGTTGATCATCGCCAACAACTACTTCAAGACGGGCGTCTGGGGAATCGATATCACTGGAGTTAATAGCGGTGAGACCTGGGTTCCTGGTGAAGTCACAACGGGCGAGACGTTCAGGCGGTTCAACGACGCGGATTCGGACCCGCTCGGCCTGTTCAAGGACTCCAAGCTGGCGGTTAAGCAGAAAGCAGGAGTCAAGCCCAATACACTCATATTGGGTGAGCAGGTCTACGAGTCTCTGAGAATTAACCCGCAGCTCATATCCCTGTACAGGAATCCACAGGGATCCGAGAAGGTGCCTACAAAGCTCAATGAGCAGATGATTGCCCAGGCGCTTGATGTCGAGAAGATCATCGTTGCTGGTGCGATGTACAACACCGCCGCGCCCGGTGATACTGTAACGCTCGACTGGATCTTCGGAAAGAGCATGTGGCTTGGATTCGTGGACAAGCCCGGGCCGCTCAAGACCATCGCCGCCATGAACCTATCATTCAACGAGCCGCTCGGTGGCTTCGACACAGCCCTGTCCCAGGTACCCGACATGCACGTCCACACCACATTCTACCAAGGCTTCCAGTGCTGGGCCCCATGTGTTGTGGCGGCAGACGCTGGTATGTTCATGTACCAAGCCATCGCTTGAGGAAGAATCTCATGCCCGATAGCTTTAAAGTAGTGCGAGCCTTCGAGCGGCATGATGGCAAGGCCCTGCAAAAATATGCGCGGGGCCGGGTCATCACCGCCGAAGAGGCCGCCAAAATCCCAGAGATTACTTGGGACAAATTGATCAGGAGTGGCTGCATCAATCGTGTGGTCGAGGATACTATTGTGCGAGCAAGATCGGGAGATCTCCAGATAGGGGAGGTCCGGGATCACAGTAAACTCGATCTCGTGATATCCGGTGCAGGGGAAGTGAGATAGATGGTACGATTCCTTGAGAAATTCTGGGGAGGCATACTTCTCGACATCGTCCGATCCAAGCGTGCTGAAATCGCGGAGTTGTGGCTACCTGATGATGATGGTGACATGGCCAAAGTCACCTCCACCGCAGACGACCTGAACAACTTGAACCTCACAACCCGCAAGTTCACAGTCTACAGTGCCGTTGCCCTGGTAAAGGGGGATCTCCTGCACATCACTGGCTACAACGTAGCCAACGATGTCTTCGCCGTCGAAAAGGCCGATGCAGACACCTCAGGCAAGCCTGCTCAGCTCATAGCTTCTGAGGTTAACGGCGGCTCAGAGACCTCCCTGGCATCGGACATCGAGGAGCTAACCGGCCTGAACACCAACGCCGGTGAGGTGGGAGATCCGGTCTATCTGGATGCTACAACGCCCGGAAGCTGGACGCTCACGGGCCCCACCGGAGCTGATCAGCTCAAACAGATCGTAGGCCGGGTCAAGGTCAAGAGCGCCACGGTCGGCAAGATTGTCTTCAACACCGTGAAGGGCGAGGTTGTGGCCCAGGGCAGCTCCGCATTGCAGCCCGCCTCTGTCCTGAAGACTAAGCTGGCTGGCGGATTCACAAAGAGAACCCTGGCAAACGGCACTGCTTCCGCCACAGATGTGACTGTGAGCGGCATGGCAGTCGGTGATGAGCTAGTATCGGTGATTAGCTACACCACGAAGGCGGCCATCGCAAGCATGGTCGACCGCACCTCTGAGTACACGGTGGGGGCAGGCAAGCTCGTCAAGGCAGCAGGCACGAACGAGACGGATAACCAGCTCGACATAATATGGAACGACCTGACATAGGTCGTCCACTATCATTTTTTGAGATAATAAGCTAAAAGGAGAATAATAGCATGGCCGATCCCGAACCAGAACTCGAATCCACTTACACAGGCAACCCCGCCACCGTGCCGATAGACGCCGTCCGGCTGGAGCTGGGCAAGGATGTCAGCCTTACACTTCTGACAGACTCGGAGATTGAATATAACCTGACCAGAGCCAACGGCAACACTCTCCTGGCCGCCGCGTACTGTGCCGAGACCATAGCTGGCATGTATGCGGGACTGGCTGACAAGAGTATGGGGGGCTCTTCCGTATCCCTTTCGCAGAAGGCCGAGGGTTGGCGAAAGAAGGCAGCCGCGCTACTCACCAGAGTCACAAGTCCAACACTTACTCCTAGAGCATCATCCTCCACACCAAGGGCCCTCAAGTTCGGGATCGGGCAGCATGACAATCCATCATCGGGCGGATACAGTGTAACGGGATACTTATGACGAAGAAAGTTCTTACGCCACAGCAAAAGGCAGATCTGGAGCGCGCATTCTACTCGGAATTCAAGCGCCGCGCCAAGGCCGGAGAGCCTGCACCATTCGCTGGCATGATGGCAGCCAGACAGCAGTTGATTGATCGGAACCGACTCATCGAGGGCACTAATGGATGACGGATTTTTCGATGAGTTTGTCCCGGCTGCAGCTAATCAGATTGTTCAAGGTCCCTGGGTGCTGTACGACGGCCTGGCCTCGGCAATCGACATGGATGACGACATCCCGGATATCTTCCGGGTAGCAGTCACAGTCGCACCCGTCACGGATCATACAGTGATCGAGGGAACTGTTCACATCGACGAGGAAGAGCTGGAGTTCACCGAGGCAACCCGGCTGACCAGTTCAGAGGACCTGACGGAGCTGCCTGAGATCTCTGTTGAAGGTCTGGATTGCAACATTTTGGTTGAGTGCATATCTACTGCAGGGGAGCCGCTCTATCATGAGACGCTGGTGCCGATCAAAGTGGTAGTGTTCCCAAAAACGCGGGTGGTACCGAGTCCGCATGGCAGCTCAGGATACCAAGAGACCAATTATAACGTCTTCAGCAAGGCGGCACTGAAGATCGGCGACCAGATCCGATACACCGATCCGCACCAGGGAACGTCGATCGACATCTATGTAAAAGACGTATCGAGTGCCGTAGACCTGGAAGACAACACGCAGCCTTTCCGAGTTTTTTACTGCGCTTAGCTTATTAATTTAGGGGGCAGATTATGCCGACATTCACGTATGAAGTTGCTATCAACCTTTCGGGCGGGCCTAAGTTATCTTTTTCGGACCACTTTCACACCGAGGCGTATACAAAAATTAGTGCGTTAGTGCCGGCTGGCATCGTACTATCTGATCTCGTCCCCGAATACACCGAGTGGGTGGAGCCGGAACCGGATTTAGAAGATTCTGTGGATGAGATTGCCGCATGGGAAGATGTGCCAATCCTGCTGAACGAATTTAATAACACCCCCACCACAGTCAATGTTCAACCGAGCGACGTCGAGAATGTCAACGCCCTGGTAGTCGATTCAGACAATTACGATGATATCTATTATACAGTCGATGATGGCTCGGACGTATTCGAACTAACTGCGCCGATGCTGCTCATCGGATCGGGGTGCGTAGGGCTGCTTGGAAACTCTTCAAAGAATTTTACACTTTACAACTTAGGGTCTGCAGATGCAAATCTAACCTTCTTAGTAGCACGAAATGCGCTTCAGTGAATTGTTTTTCTAAACTTCACAGGGAACGTCGGAAGGACGATTAAGATCTAGGAGATTTTTCATGGCTCAACTATATATAAAGAAGACCACCGACGGCAAACCAAAAGCGCTGGAAGGCAGCGATGACGGTGCGCTGAAGTACATCACAGAGATTAAGACTGCCGTAGAGGCTCTTTCCGCCTGTATATCTGCAGGGAAATTGCAGGTAGACACAGAGATGCCTGCTCCAACCGGAATGGCGTCAGAGGAGACGGCTGCAGCGATCCTGGCTAAGCTCATCACCGCACCGTCAACTGAGGCCAAGCAGGACACCATCAAGACGGCGATCGATGCCATCACGACCAAGCTCTCGGCAGATCCAGCTACCCAGACCACATTAGCGGCCATCCTGGCTAAGCTCATAGCCGCCCCTGCGACAGAGGCAGGACAACAACCTCCAGCGACCACAGTCACGCATGACAGCATTGCGCTTACTGCCGCTAATACAGAGTACAGTCTGGTAATTCCTACAGGCTGCAAAAAATTGACATTCCGGACGGTGCGGGCGGATGGCAAGACCCCTGGGGACGATTTGCTGTATGCGTTCGTCACTGGAAAGGTGGATCACCCGACGCTATGTGAGCATATGCTACTCGATGGCGGAGCAGTCTACTCCGAGAGCAACCTAAATCTGTCCAGCAAAACGCTATACGTAGCTGGCATAACCGCTGGCGATATTGTACTTCTGGAGATGTGGTCATAAATGCCTCCTGGAATAAGCCCTCGGATGTTCATTCGGAAAGGCCGGATAATCAAGACTGTAAATGCTGATGGGTCGGGCGACTATACTCAATTATCTTCAGCTTTGTCCGCAATAACCGATGCCAGTGCGGATAAGTTGTATGCTATCATAGTGTTTGGAAAAATTTCTGACACTGCACAAATAGTGGCAAAAGCGTATGTAGATGTCATGGGGATAGGCGCGGACATCACATCAACGCTTGTAAATGATCCTGCTGTCTTATTCAATGTCGGCAATTTGTCCTGGCGAAACATAACGATTCGCCGCACAGGAACACCGACGACGGGAAATTATCATCCGGTTGCACTATTTACGAATTCTGCATGTAACAATTCGTGCGTGGTTTCCAATTGCAATTTTCTTAATGAAGTTACAAACTCGACTCTATACGGAATGTCCGGGGCCGATATCACTTCGTATGCTTCTCCGACTATAGACAGATGCACTTTTCAGGGCGGTGTATCAAGTTACGTGAATGGCCACAACACGGGACTGAACATCCAAGATATTTACACTTCTCCAAAAGTGACAAATTGCACATGCATCGGAGGCACTTCCGCCGGCGCCGATTACGGCTGTGAGGTGATGCTGCTCGCTTCTCCAATCATGACAGGCAATAGGTATGTTGGAGGATCGGGTGCATCCGGACAGAATCGCGGGCTAGTTATCGCACATGGAACGTCTCATTCCAATGAGCCTCAAATTATAGGCGGTGTTGCCGTTGGCGGAGCGGGCGCGGGTTGCGACGGTCTCATAGTGCGTGATGATTCTGCTCCCGTGATATCCGGCCTGTTCTCTTCTCCTGGCACTGGTGCTACTACAAACTGCTGCGGGGCGACTATCAGCCATGGTGCATACCCCACTATTATAGGGGGGCGATTTTTTGGCGGCGATGGGGCATTTTCTCAGAATCATGGAATACAGATTCTTACCGGTGCGGCCCCCACTCTCAGGGGATCAATCATAAAGTCCGGCATCAATGGGGGTGCTTTGTTTGTCAATGCCACTGGCACAATTTCCAAGTTTTTAGGCTGTAATATTTCCACATACGGGACGACCGCAACTCGTCATGCTGTGAATCTGTATGCAGGTGGCGCCATCATCGATGGATGCTGGATAGGCCCCTCCATGCAGCAGGCCGTTATCACCACTCCCTATGACAGTCAAATGTGGTTGAATGCCAATAGCGGGAGATTCCAGGCACTTTCTGGATACCCGTATCAACTCGCTTCGATGTCAATTGGAATAATTCAAGCGCAGTCTGGACAGACTTTTGATATTGGCACTACAGTGGGCGGTGATGATATTGCGGCTGATATAAGCCTTGAGAATATTGGAGATTTTGAAATCGCCATCGACAAGGCGGTTGCCCAAATAGCGGCTGATGGGTATATGTACGGAACACCGTCAGGATCTGTTGCCGATAACAAAATCGGCTTCAGATATACATATTGCAGAAATCCTGCAAACAACAACGGGATAAATCTCAATACCACCGGGTTCGTTCGGATCGCAAATTCGACTATCATAGCCGCTGGCGCTTCCGATGCACTGTATATTGGAAATGCGGCCATTGCTGCTGCTAACTATGTGATCGAGAAGTGCCGCATAGAGAACATAAATCCTGCGGCGAACGCCATAAATGCCGAGTCTGAAATTGCGAATGCTCCAATATATTTCTCAGTTTTCAAGGGGCTGCAAACCAACATTGTAAGTTGTGCGGCGGGGACGTCGGTGGGGACCAACCTATCAATATAATTATTTTTCTCCACACAATCTTCGACAGCTATATCGAAACCGACGTCGAGCTGAAAACCCTCATATGAATATCATTGCCCCACGAAAGCCGGAAGGAACGCCGGTTCGAGGGCCACGAATAGGTGAGTACAATGTCAGATACCGCTTTTTCCGATAGCTACATAGAGACTGATGCCGAGCTGGAAACCCTGATCGGCGCCGACAAGCGAGCGTCAGCCGTGGCCCTGAAGGCGGCAATAGCGGCGGACCAGCCGTGGTACTGTGCTGAAGCTACCGGGCACATAGATACATTGCCTCTCCGGGTCCAACGCTATGAGCTGCCATATACTGCCAGATACATGGCTACCAATAAATATTATTGTTAAGAGGTGAATATGTTAAATACAAATCCCACAACGAACTCAGGCAACGGTTGGCTTGAATGCCTTGAATACGCCGGAAGGGGTGCGAAAGATCCAGCAGGTTACTCCATGCCACAAGGCTGGTCCATCCGAGATCTAGTTGCCTCGGTGATCGTCTTTCGTAGTAAGAAGATTGTCGAAGTGGATCCGGATAAGGATCTTCGGAAGACTGATCGTGTAATCAAAGCAGTCCTCAATGAAAATCTCATTGAAATGCTGTATGGAGAAGACGACAGAGCTATTCTCATCGCTCCCTCAAACGCGGCACCTAACCTCACCAGGATTGAGTGGTATCAGAAATATGGCCGAGATGGATTGCGAACGCTCGCCACTTCGGCCATGAAAGGCAACATCGGCAGAGATCCGTTCAGGATCCCATAGGTGGTTTTCGATGGATATCGATATTGAACAGCTTATATCACTTCTGGTCGCTATATCTGGCATAGCAGCCGCGATTTTTACCGGCAAGCGATACCTGACGATCAAGGCGCAGCTTCTTGAGACCATCGGGGATATCGCAGACTTCCTGGCTCTGGTCTATGCAGCCTCGAAAAACGGCACATGCAACGATCCAGAGACTCTGAAGATGATTATCTCCAAGACGGAAGAGATCTGGACTGATTTACAGGCACTGGGACCTGCGGTAGAGGCCATACTGGCCCAGAAATCCAGCCTCGCTGATGCAATCGGGCAGGCAACGAAGAAGGAGGGGAGTTAATTGAATCTCGATTATCTGTTCTTCTGCGTCGCCTTGAGCATCATATCCCTGGTCGCGTGGGTCGGGTGGCGGAACTCGCTGCACTACGGCCAAGAAGCCGCCGAGATTGGCGGGATGCTCATGAACGTAAAATGCGACATCGAGGGCGATGATGAAGCATATGCACGGATCTTAAAGCTTTCAGTCGAAGAGTACAAAACTGAACGCGCAAAAGGGCGTGTGCTATACCTCGCTGGCATGAGGGTTCAAGGGATCTCAGAAGGTTTACGATCACCGTTCCGTTTCTGGAGGTGAAGGCTTGACCGCCTCGCCGGTAAACATATTTAGATTCTGCTTCTTTCTTTCTCTTTCGCTTGCTGCTGTTTATCTTGCGTTGTTCATCCTCTCTTTAGGCGGGACGCCTGGCGAGGCCAATTCCCTTGATACCTCTCTCTCAGGAACCGGGACGGCAGATCTCCGGCACGACACTGAACGCAGCTCCGACCGGGCAATGGCTGAGGGGGCCGCTATCATGTACGACTATTCCCGAAAATGGGGCGTCGAAGCAGAAACCGCAACTAGCAGCTTTATAGTGTCTGGTGGCACGGGCGGCTACAAGACTCAGTATGCTGTGAAGGGATCGGGGGCTGGTCATAAGGTCGATTACCGGGCCACCAAGATCTCAGGAGATGCCTCCTTTGCCTCAGAGATCACCCTCACAGGAAACGAGGCGGGTGGAGAGAACTTTGACTCCGTGATAGAATTCGATACCCTCTCAGGAAATGCGACCATCCGGGGCCGAGTCTATAACCAAACGGCAGGAAGGCCCGCAACTGTTGAGGAGCTGGACGCTGTCGGAAAGTATCTGCTGCAGACTCACTTAAACGTCAGTTCTACGCCCATCACGCCTGACAACTGGTTAGGGTTCTGCGGGGAGCTGGATCGAGACATGATCCTCGACGCCAGCACCAAAGGCATCTACGTAGCTCCCACGAACGACAGCACGTACAACTATGTCTGGACTGGGGAGAAGGTAGCTCGGCAGCTCAACACCACGAGGTGACAATGACCAAAACCGAACTTCTGGGGGTTGTCGGGCTGCTGGTGACCATCATTGCAGGGTCACTGGCAATTTATGATCATTTTTCTGAGGATGACAACACCCAGATAGTTGCACCAGCCCCGATGCCACCCAACGAAACTAAAATTGTGATCTTGGCCCGGACGACTTTCAATGATAGCGGCCAGATGTATCTCGTAGATTTTGATGGAAATGTTCTCAAAATGAACAGCTCGATGGTTGTGGCCTTGGACACCACGGGGTGAGAATGACGGGGCGATTCCGGCGCGAGATCAGCGAAAAACGCATGGAGCGCATAGCACGGGAGGTCGAAGCATACCCTGCCGTGCCCGATTGTCCGCAATCAAGCATCTGGTTGTGGCTCATCCAGAAGATCACGAGCCGGCTCTATTGGCCGAGGTAATCATGGATTCTTGGACATTCACTGCAAACGGGTGGGTGCGTCCCACTTCAGAGAGGGACTCTTCCAACGAGTCCCCTCAGAAAGCAAGGAAAAAATCACGCAGAAAGAAGCGGAGTGAAGCATGAGCGATGTTGATTTTCTGTCGCCGCGTCAGAATCAATGCATCCTGGTCACGCACATAGAAGCAATTTCCAGGGCAAGCAAAGAGACTGGCATCATCGACGGCAACCGCGTTATCCCCTCAGATCCGGCCAGTATGACTGTGGTGGTGCAGGAAGGCCGGATAAAAATCGCAGGTGCCCCAATAGACGCAGCCGAGAACTCTGTTGAGCTAAATTCTGCCCACGCTACGCTGCCGAGGATTGACATCGTCTACAGAGACGTGGCAGGCGATGTAGCCGTATTGGCTGGAACCCCTGCCGCCGTCGAGGACCCCAAAGGACTTGCGGACTGGAAAAGCTACACCTCGCCCGTGCCACCTGCAGACGTTCCGGCAGGCGCTATCATCGGGGCGATCTATGTCCCTGCCGCTTGCTCAGCCATCACAGCTTCTTATATCTGGATGTTTGCCGGAGGTGTCGGAGATATTGCCACGGTGGTTGCCGATCCGGGCGTTGACTCTCGGCCCGCAACTGAAAAGGCCGTCAGAGACGCGATCGACACCTGCGCACCTGCTGCGCAGGGCGTCACCAATGGCAATACACATGATCATTATGGTGGTGATGGCGGCCAGATCAGCCATATTCGCCTGAGCAACATCGGCACAAACAGCCATACGGCAATCGATTCGCATATCGCAAGCACCAGCAACCCGCACGGGGCCACGGCTGCCCAGGTAGGAGCAGACATCACCACAGGCACCACCCATGCAGCCGCGAGCAAGGCCACTCCAGTAGATGCTGACGAGATAGGGATACTCGACAGTGCTGCGTCCAATGTACTGAAAAAGCTCACATGGGCGAACCTGAAAGCAACTCTTCTCGCCACGCTTCACAGTGCGACCTCCAAGGCGACGCCCGTAGACGCTGATGAGCTTCAGATCCTCGACAGCGCCGCAAGCTACGGCCAAAAGAAACTCACATGGGCGAACCTAAAGGCCGCAGGCAAGACTTATTACGACACAGTCTACGCAGCCCTCAGTCATGCATCCCGGCACCAGTCAGGCGGGGCAGATGCCATCAAGCTAGACGATTTGTCGGCACCTGACGATAACACCGCCCTGGATGCCAGCACCAGCAAACATGGCCTGATGCCAAAGTTTCCAGGAGGGGCAGTAAGGCTTACAGGAGATAAGACCTGGGATACACCCACGTTCGGTGCAGATCTTCCCTTTGGCGACGGGGTAAGCGTAATCGAGGGTTCTGCTCAGGCGATCAGAATCCCTATTGCGGCCAATATTGTTGCAGCCAGAATACGTAGCTTTGATGCCACCGGCGCAAAAGTGTCTGGTTCAATCACATGCGCCCTGTACATGCATTATCTTGGCAGTGTTCTGGGGAGTGTGGTCGATACATTTGTACTGTCCAGTGCGGAATACTATGAAGAAACAGGCCTCAACGTAGCCGTTCCCGCGGGGCGGTGGTTGACAATTGTAGTTTCTGGCATAACATCTTGCAAGCAGATTGTCTGTAGTCTGGAGCTCGAAGGCACATGAGTAAGACTGTAATCCTGCGTCCCACTGGCCAGGGGGCCATAAACAACGTCCAGTATGGCACAACCTATTGTGCCAACTGGGCCACCGCCTGGGAGCAGATCTGTGAGGAGGTCTGCGACGACGATACTTATTTCAGTGTCGGCCCACAGGGCGGAACCGCTCAGTGGGGTGAGAAGTCATTCATCCTTTCAAATCCCTCGTTGCGAGGGGCGATACAGAACGTCTCGGTACTGGCTAGGTGTGCCGGTCATGCCTCTTACGCGAACACCGCAAAGACGTTGATTTACATTGGCGGAACCAAGTATTATGGTGATCTAGTCTACTTGAATTCAGATTCAAGTTTCCATGATCTGATCACATCATACGGTCTCAATCCGGCTACAGGATTACCCTGGACGTGGGACGACGTGAGATCTCTGGAAGCAGGGGCGTACATGACCAGCACAAATACCACTGACGCGAAGTGCTCATGGGGGTATGCAGTAGTGACCTTTGTGCCAGCGTCGCCTGCTCGTCCTCAGATCATTGGCCTGCCGTGGTGATCTCGCATGATTGATTTTACGCCCGAGCTGGAAACAGCCGGGCAGAAGTTTAAGACGGCCATCGAGGCCCGCATAGACTCCGGTGTACCTCCTCCGAATGCCCCGGCAACTATCATGAAAAAGGGTCATGATCTCACTCTAAGAGATACATGGGCCTATCGAGAGAGCATCGAGGTCCGTGCATCTCCGGACGGAGCTGAGATTGGCGTTTTCGACCCCAAAATCGGGGAATATGTCCATTGGAATGAGCACGGCACCAAGAGGATTCCGCCGCGGCCTGTTTTCGGTCCTGTCGCAGACGGGCCGGGTGAGCAGATTTTAGACGAACTTGAAGAAGCGATAGCAGACAAGATTATCGATAATTTTTGAGGTGACTTTTATGGCAGCAATTGTTCAGATCATAGGATACTATGGGCCAGCTCCGGGCACCAAGACCGCCCTGACGACCCAGCGGTACAATACCGTAATCCCTAGCCAGAGGGATCCCGGATTAGCGTATCCCAATAACGTCCCTCCGGACGGGGAGACATACAGATCGTGCTGGATGTACACTGGCGCAGAGATCACGGGCGGCTCGTACAGCCAGCTCTCAAACTGGCGGTGGGGCACACCCGGCACAATCAAATCTGATTGGGGGCTTGGCTCCGGCAGAGTACAGGTGGCCCTCAAGGACACTGGAGACCATGGATGCCCTGTGGCAAACTACGAAGCGCCAACAGGCGTGGCAGGCAGCTACGGATATGACATTAAGGATGCCACTTATGGTCTGAGCTACTACAAAGGAGAGACTGTGGCCTGTGCGGATGCTGACCTATACACAACAACCAACCCGCTTGTATTCGACACCACAGTCTACACTCCCAAGAGTGCCCTGCTCGTGACAAAGCTGGTAACATCTCAGCTCGTGCTGGAGGATGATACTGAATTTGGAGAAAAGGCTGAGCTCTCCAACTTCATTCGTTGGCAGGAGATCTGATGCCACAGATAGGCCCGGATCTCTGGAAGTCTGCCAACTCTTTTTTCTGGTATCGAGAATACCGGGATGGCAGGATTGAGCGAGAGTTCGACCTGCTCACCGGTCGGATCAATCTTTGGGGTAGCAAGACACCGGAAGGCCTGAAGGCGGTCGGATGGCTACCCGTGAGCCTCGACCTCGCGCAGAAGATGAGGGCTCATGGAGAGTTTGGCATTCCAACGGCGAGCCCAGCAATCTTTACTCGCGTAAAACAAGGCGAGGTGCCTATCATTCACAAGGAGGTCACGGTATATCAGGGTCAGAGGGTGCACTGCAAGGCATGTGATGCAGTCTTCCGGTCCGAGTCACACCCGACAACCTGTCCGGTTTGTGGCGCGGCTGTATCATGGAAGTGCCCCAAGTGCGGAAAGCTGCTTGAAACAGACACATGCGCCGATTGCAATCGGCCAGGCAGACCAATAGATCCTTTCGAGACGACTCCGGACAAATGGGATGAAGTCGAGTACTTCGTAGGCATCCAAGGCAAGTTCGTCAACAGGTTCACGGTCAGCAGATTGATTACAGAGCATTAGGACATTTTCCCATGACAGGCTACGGCAGTTCTCTTTATGGCTCTGACTGGTATCTGGCATCACCATACAGAGTTAAAACAGAGCTATCGGTGGGCATCACGGCCAGGATCGTCAAGCCCATAACGTCAATCCCGCCCGTCATGGACACAATATCCTACGGGCTCGCTCAGAGGTTCGACTACCTGCAGCAAGGTCTCCAGGCATTCTCGCTGTTCAACAAAATCGAGTACGCGAGCGGCGAAAGTGACGGATTCCTACCTTCGCTAGATGACGTGTGGGGCAAGATCTACGATTTGCCGAGGCTAACAGGAGAAAGCGACGACGATTACAAGATCCGGCTGCAGACCTACGTGAAAGTCCTGACAGGATCGGGCACAGTGCCCAACTGCCAGGAAGTCCTGGACTTCGTGATAGATTCTCCGGGCGGCACAAGAATATCATCTCTGTGGCCTGCCAGAGTACTCATTGACTTTACGTCAGTCGATGCCATGCGGCTTGCACGGTCCCGGCAGTCTCTATTGAATTCGATGCTACCGGGAATGTTTGCTGCAGGGGTTGATTATGAACTTGTCATCCCGTTCCTGGATTGCTACATCAGAGCAGCCATTCTGGGAGATGCTACATTAGATTATGATATCCGGGCGGCTGTGGCCACTGAAAAATATCTTTCGTATGGTATCGACGCATTGGTAGCATATGGTCGAGAATTGGTCACCAGCATCTATGCGGCGGTGGCGACGGACCGGACACTATACAATCCGATCCGGGCAGCGATCTTAGGCGAGAGGGTTCTGGAGCCCGCTATTATGGCAGCAATCCGAGGAGATGTGGAGCTTCCCGCAACCATCCGGGCGGCTATCATGTTTGAGCGGAGTGCGCCGCATATTTGCCTAGCAGCCATTCAGGGAGAGCCGGAGTTACCATGTGTCTGCCTGGCGGCGGTTGCTCGGACGTTTGATCTGCAGTGCGGGATACTGGCCAGGATCGTACATATGTACGAAATGTCCTGCAAGATTGTGGCTGCGGTGAGGACTAAGAGAGAGTTGTCTGTGGGCATCAAGGCCAGGATTGCCAGGAGGCTGGAATGAGCACAGAACTGCCCACAGTAACCATTGCATCGAGCGACAAGCTCCTGCAAAAGTTCGTTGAAAGCGACCCAGAATCGCCCTACTATGAGTCCGACCAATGGACGGTTTCGGATCCGGTGCCAGGCGTGCGAATAATCAACACCTGGCAGATCTACCCCAACATTTGGCTCACCCTCACGGCGACCGAGGATGGACAATATAATATCTATCGGTCGATGGGCATCCAATCACCAGTGCTCGTCCATGCACATGATTGCGAGATCTACAATATTTTTTATGTGGACGACGGAGTTGCACTGTTCTCAGCCGAGGACGGCTGGTGGGCGTCGGTGAATACCGGCGCTGAATGGGTCGCACTATGGCATGGGATGAGCTTTCCCAAGGCCAATGCACTTGCCAAGGTGGACTTGGGTGGTATAGGCACCTGGGCTCTTCTGGCCTATGCAGAAGATCATAAAATTTACTACTGCGAATACAGTGCAGCAGGATTTCCAACTGGCACAGTTCCTGAATTCGATTCCTGGGGAGATGTCCCGATAACATCAGCGGAACCGGACTCTGACATCGTGGTGCCAGAATACGAGTATTGGGCAGATGTGCCCGCGTTCGCAGATATCTCTACTGGAATCGAGTGGCTGGAGGTGTATTCTTGCGATGATGGGGGCGCACCACCAACGGAGAAGTGGTATCCTGCGATTGCAGGTGGCCCGGCTGGCGTCCTGGCCGGAGCGGGCGGAAAATTGCTCAGAACTACTGATTTGGGTAGCTCTTGGCAAGTTGTTCAGGAGATCTCTGGGACCATTAAGAGCATCGTGATCTCAAACCAATCTCGCCTGCCAACATTCCTTATTACGGTCGAATCGCTTACAGGAGAATCTGATAATCTATTCTGGACTTATGACTTAGGGGACTCTCTCGTCCCCGAGCTAAGCCGGGTGGGCTCGATCGCCTCGGTGCAGTCAGTTACCCCCACAGGGACGAATGAACAGCAGACCTCCTTCATTGTGCTGGGAAAAAGGACTGCAGACGGGCAGCAGAGCTATAAGATCATTGGAGGCGGCGCATGACGCTATGGTGGCCTAATGCGTTCCCTGCGCAGGCATATAGGTCCTGGTTTTGGGCACTTCGACCAGGGACCAGCGAGACAGTCTCGCCCTATACCGAGTGGGCAGCCGGATATTATTGGTTCTACAAAATTCCTGCCGAGAACGGGCACAGAATACAGTTGGCATTCAAGTCTCCTGTCGATCGCAGGAGCGAAGGATGGGGGCAGAGGCTAGTCAAGGCCAATGTGATCTACATTGTCACATATCCCGGGGATACACCGAATTGGGGCGGCAACAGCTCTCTGGTCGAGATAGGGCCACCATGTGGGAACTGGTACTCAGACATGTACGAGCTGGTCAGTGCGACCACGCGCGGCCAGACGTTTGGAATCGATGCTGCCATCCGGGCGAACCGCAGCAAGACTGCCAAGGTAAAAGCCGCCGTCGCAAAGACGGGCAGCCTCAATTACACCGCGAAGGGCGCGATCGCAGGCAATCCCGAGCTCGAGATCTCCGTTCGATCGGCAATATCGGGAGATGCGGAGAGGACCGTGCCCATGAGGGCTGCCATCCGAGCGGAGAGGGTCTTGGAGCCCGCTATCATAGCTGCCGTAGCTCGTGATTTTGATTTGCCAGTAAGAGCAAAGGCGGCGATTAGCGGTGATGCCCAGAAAGAGTGCCGCATCCGGGCAGGCATCAAAGGCGAGACGCAGAAGACCGTAGGCATAACGGCATTTGTGGTGAAAACCCGTGTGGACAAGATTATGCTCGAAATGGAGAACCTGTGGCCTCAAGAGCTGGATCTCCGAAGCACTCCGAACTGGGCGTCGAAATTCAAGGACTACCGAAAGAGCGGCCTGGGCGAATGATGTCGCAAAGGCTGTCATTGCAAAACTGACGAAAACGTCCTCCGGCCCGGAATATGACGAAGCTGTCCAAGCCGGCACTGCCTATTGGCGGCTGGTCTTATCGGACAAGGACGCCGGAGTGGCCAAGCAAGCGAATGATGCTGCATTAAGCAGACTGCTAAAATGCTCAGCACGAGTGGATGGCAGAAAATTGACACTGAAAGAACGGATTTTGAAGGCCCTTCATGATTCCACTACCACCGGCCATTAAGGCTAAGATTCTGGCCTGGCTGCCGCATGTGCTGAATGGCTATGATTATCCTCTGAAGGAAACGGACAATATCGTGCCGGATCTCATAGCCCCTGCAATTACTTATTATTTTTCATCAGTCGGCACGCCTTCGCAATTCTCTGCCCAGCCTCTCAGAACCGTCCGGAATATCGTTACCGGCGAGATGGAGGAGTATTGGGGGCAGTACCACTATGCTACCATGAACGTGGTCCTCCGGGCTAACACAAAAGCCGAGATGGAGGCCATGTGGTATGAGTTCTATGCCAGGTGTCTCTCCACTCGGAGGGATGCCAAGATCTATCATGATGGCTGGCGGTTCCTGGAGGTTCTCGACTCAAAACCATTAGCTGCTGAGAGGTTAGACAGTGGAAAGAATCTGTATTGGGCACAGGTGGATCTGCGTTTCGAGTACGAGGTCTCGTCCGTGCCGGATGAGGACTTCATCAAGCGCGTCAATTCCGAGATGCAGGTCGGAGAATCCGACGAGCACCTCACCTGGATTGCCGAGGTACGAGAGGTCGAACTCGCGGTTGGAATTGTAGCATACATCGCACCCGCAGCATAACGATTAGTACTATTTTGAGGTGATTATGACAAAGAAGACAATTTTCATGAGGGCAGCGGACGCTCTGCTGCTGCCTAACCCACCCATCACGAAAGAGCAGTTTCAGAAGTGGGTCAAAGAGTCCGGACTAAAGGAAGCCCGGAACAGGAAAGTTCCAGCCGAGGTCGAGGTGACTTAATGGCCGAAATTACAATGGGAAATCAGTATAATTTCCTGCGGCATGTCGTTACGCTGGAGTCTATCGGCCAGGTAGCGGTTACCGTAGGCCGTGGGGTCGTGGTGGGTATCGGGACCGCCGATAGAGGCCCGGCTATGGTGCCTTATGGCATCGCCGCATCCAGCGCAAGCAAGATCAAGAAGACCTACTACGCCGGCAAGCTGAAAGAAGGTCTGGAGGCTGCTGCGGACCAGGGATGCTCGATAGTCTATGGTGTCCGGGTCATGGGATCCGGATATGCTACTGCATCGCTAGATGTCGAGGACTCGCTGGATAATGTAGTCGGCACTTTCAGTGCGACCGGCCCCGGGGTGTCTGGAAACATCCCAACGATCACCATCGAACGAGGAGATCTGCACTTCACAACAGTAGAGTCCTTTGCAGGCAACGGCGGCACCTCCCCATATGCGCTGCTCTACAATGACATCTACGAGAGCACTGTCAACTATGTCGAGGTGGCAGGAGTCCGAAAGACTCTCGTCTACACCGGAGATCCTGACCCGGGAGAGGCCAAGATTGACAAGGACGCTGCAACGCTGTCATTCTCTGCCCTGGAGTGGCCAACATCCGCTCAGAAGGTCGAGGTGCGATATAAGGCCTGGAGCCGAAAAGTCACCATCACGGACGTCGACGCCGGGACTCAGCCGATGGTCTATAACAACATCAAGAGCCTGACCATGCTGGCCGCCAAGATGAAGAATGATGCTCTGGTCACTTTCGAGGCCGAGACAGGAGCCACCCATCTGCCCGCTGTCCTGGCAGCAACCAACATGGCCGGTGGCCTGGACGGAGACCCCATAGTAGAGGATGACTGGGAAGCTGCGTTCAATGCAGTGGTCGAGGACCTGCCTGCCAGCATCTATCCATCTGCGGTTTTCGCTACAGACTACGGTATTGCAGAAGGGCAGATTGAGATTGTGGCACTGATGGATGCTTTCCTGACCAAGATGGCAAACAAGCCAGTCGGAAAGATGTCTCCCTGTCAGGGGTTCATCACGCTGGATCAGACAGCTGAAGCCGAGGACCTGACAGACCTCGTGGCCGGGTACAACAACCTGTTCATGACTCTGATCAGCAACGGATTCGATGACACCGAGGCAGATATCGCGGGAGCCAGAGCAGGCCAAGAGGCATCTTTGGCTCTCGGCACGTCTCCTGCAGTGGACGACAACAGCCTGAAAGGAATCGAGGGGCTGCTCTTCCAGTGGGACGACTCCGAGAGAGAGATTCTGAACGCTGCCGGCCTGGAAGTGATGATCAAAGAGACTGGTGTACATCCCTATGTCGGAGTCACGACCAACCTCGAGGATAGCTTCTACCGGACCGTAAACGTTCGAACGATCTGCGCTGTAATCATCATAGTAGACCAGATCGTCAAGAAGTTCATGAACGAACGCCGGACAGCTACCAACCTGGCCAGGATGCAGGCTTCTATCGACGTGCTGCTGAACAAGTATCTAGCGGCAGGAGTCCTGGACACCTACACCCTAAGCGTCACACCAACCGAGAGCGACCACAACGCCGTTGACATCGCCCTGAAGATCCAGCCAGTAGGACACATCGAGCGCGTCCAGACCTGGATGGGCGTCGGGTACTATGACACCACAGCCATAGCGGAGGCCTAGACATGGCAGATAGTTACAACTCGATCGGGCACCACCCGAAATCAGGCTATATGACTTCGGAGGGGTGTGCCCTCCACAATCTTTCCGGCCTGGATTTGGTAATAGACATCGCAGGGGTATATTTCCCTCTGCGGTCGTTACAGTATGCCGCGAACCACAATATATCGGATGAGCATGGCACAGGCAGTCACGATCCTTATGCCCTGACTAACCAAGAGCATACTTACACAGGGTCGTTCAGCTATGCAAGCTTCTTAGTGAACGGAGATAACGTCCTCACCCAGAAGGATGTGTTGATGTTATCCCAGCTTCTGCAAGACCAGGCCGATGAGGGTGTGTCCAAGTATTTCGATATATACATCATCGAAGTGCAGGGAAAGCGGACACCGGGAAGCGGGCAGACATTCGAGGAACTGGTGGAGACAACACTACAGAACGAGAGCATGGTGGGGTACATCGAAGCATTAGTGGATGCGAAAGTTACGAAAGTGAATAGAGATATTCCTGAAAAGAACACCGTGATCTCATCGAGAGAGTTCAAGTTCTCATATAAAATTCCGAGATAAAATTAGCCAGATTGCCCAGTGAGACTTTCCTGGGCACCACAAATTTTATTCAATTTGGCGTTCTTCCCAAAATATTTCAACGCTGCTTCATTATATGCCATTGCAGCATCTTCTTGTGAGGTGTAAGTTCCGCAATGAATTTTCCGTCCACCGACAGTCACAAAAGCACTCCAATTATAGCTATCTGACCTATATGATACGCCCCGATAAACCGACGTCGCATTCTTGCGCTTCTTGGGCGTCCTTCTGCTATAATCGTTCAATTCAATGCTAGGCACGTGGTATGTATTTTCAATGGGCGTTGAATTCGTCCGGGCAAATTCACCGAAATATTCAGCGGCGGCAGCATCATAAGCAGCTTGGGCCTCCTCTAGAGTAGAATAATATCCTAGGTGTATCTGCTTATCTACATGGATCTGTGCCCTCCAACAACGGCCTTCAAACCAAGTAACACCCTTCGATGAGCACCCTTCTTGAGGGCGCCTGTTTCTCGCATTCTCCCTGTCGTTAGCAGGCCTGAGGTTTGTCCATCGATTATCCAAACCATCTCCGTTGATATGGTCCACATGCAGACCACACAAATCAATGCCACGATATTCAAATATTTCGCGGTGTATCAGCTTTGGTCTCTGAACAAGTGGGTTTCTACTGACGTAGTAATTCCTCCTTGCATAGAACGTATTCTTTGTTCTGACTGCATGCCAATTCCACTGGCCCAAGTACTCATAATCGTCATCGTCTACCAAGGCAACTTTGCCCTGGGTCAGCTCAATCTCTTTCATAGTCTCCCTTCCCCGTGATTATACACCAATTCGGGCTTACCATCTTCCCCGATCCGGCCTTCGCAAATCGCATATCCTACTACACGGGCTTCATATCGCTTCATCAATTGGTCAAGTGATGCCCGAACAAATCCTGATATGTTAATCTCTTCATGTTCATCAAGAAACGCTCTTTGATCTTGTCTGATAACGATTCGCACGGGTACTAGCTTTTCTGACATGATTAGTAATTCGTAGTTATTTGTATATATAGGTGACGGTAAAATGAATACATATCTCACTAGAAAGAAGACCCTTATGGGTTTGAAATATGAAATAGAAGTACCTCTAGAACAATATGGAGGGGACGTCTTGCGCATTCACGCTGTGCCGGATCTCGAGCTAGCCAAGATCGAGGACAGAAGCGGGTACAAGCTGGAGGATGCCCTGGCAACACTGTCGTCTCATGGGCTGTCCGAGGCCGAGATTGCAGCACTGAACGCAGAACCGTTGCCGCCTGAACTCGCCAGGAAAGCATCTGCGATACTATCAGATGGGGATCTAACTGTAATCCAGTCGGGTGATATCTCCGCTGAGCTGGATGCAAAGCTCGCCAAGTCGTTTTTGCCGGACGAGATTGCCGCCCTCAAGGTAAAACGAGCCACAAAAGAGCTCACCATGAAAGCTTCACAGGCACTCTCGCCAAAGCTCACTCTCTTCTTAGGAGAACTATGCAAAGCCGGCATAGTCCCTAACCCGGATTGCGCGTGTAAGGGCAAGGGTTGCGACGAGTGCGATGTGGCTGCGATGGTCGATGAGCTGAGAAGTTACTCAGTGCTAGCCATTGGCATGGCCGTGATTGGTGCGTCTACTGCCTCGTGGAAGGATATCGAAAGTTTTTTCTTAGCTCAGAAGGCGCAATCTGGAGCCGTATTGCCTGCATAGGACAGGGTTTCGGGGCCATGCAGGACCTGACATCTGCCCAGATCATGTTTCTTGCATTCGCCGGGATGGAGGATGCACAGATCACAGCCGGAAACGGCCTTGTGAAGAGAGAAGTTGCGGAGGTGCAAGCAACGTCAACTGCTGATTATTTCCGAGCAAGAAAAGCAACTCGGCCCGGCACGCAGGAGTTTGCCGAGCTGCAGGAGAAGCGCAAGCGGCAGGGCGGCCTCAGAAAGCTCCTGGATAGCAAAGTCAAGGCGCTGATCCAGGAAGATATGCGATACAGGTAGGGGGACCCACATCACTTTCACCCCGCGCTGCTCGATTTGATATAATAGCAGAGGCTACTTCTGGATGGGCGTTTGTATGCCGTATAAAGATCCAGAAGCAGCTAGGGCATATCGCGAAGCTCATAAAGAAGAAGCACGGACATATAGCCAGGCATATAGGGCCACACATAAAGAAGAATTATCTTTAAGTAAAAAGATATATTATGAAGAACATAAGAATGAAATTCGACTGAAACATAGAACTTATTATGAATCGCATAAAGAGGAAATAGCAGTCAAAAATAAAGCGTATGCGGAAGCCCACTCAGACGAGATCACGGAGTACAAAAAAAGGTGGTCCGATGCGCACAAAGAAGAATTACGCGCAAGGCGCAAAGAAAATTATTCATGTAATAAAGAAGTTATACTGGGTCGTCAAAAAGTGTATCGTGTCAAACATATTGACATGTATCGGGATTATGGTAAAGCGTATTACTCCTCCCACAGAGAAGAATGTAGTGCGCGCAGCCACTGTTATTATAAACTTCACCAGGACGAGATAAAACGGCATGTGGCTGCATATCGAGACTCCCAAAAGACAGTCGAGATTGTTTGCATTCAATGTGGAAAGCACACACATGTCTTGCCCAGGCAATCAGGCAAATTCTGTTCAAACAAATGTGCTCGAATGCATATGGCGGGACCTAACCACCCAGGTTGGAAAAATGGAGTCTCGTATGAGCCTTACTGCCCCAGGTTTAATAATACTCTTAAAGAAAAAATCAGAGATGCGTTTGATCGGAAGTGCTTCTTAAGTGGCATTCCAGAAAATGGCACGAAGTTGTGTATACATCACTGCGATTATTTAAAATCACAGGGATGTCAAGGACAACGATGGAGTTTGTTGCCATTAAATACCAGATGGCATGTCAAAACCAATTTCAATCGATGGTACTGGTTTGGTCTTCTGCGCGACTATTGGGCTTATAAATATCTAACATTCCACGGCATGGACATTTTTCCTGGCCCGGATAGGACCGCATGGTTGTGGGAGATATATAATAACGCAAGCGATGATTATGAGGGTATCCGATGACAGAGAGAACAGTTACTATTAAATTGGATTTGCAAGATCCCGGCATAGCGGATCAGCTCATGAAAATTCGCAAGCAGAGGGACGCACTAAACAACTCAAAAATAAAAATCGGCATAGACTCGGCAGGACTTGATCAAGTCAGGCGAGCCTCTGCCCAAGCGTCCGCCGCATCTGCCACCGCTATTAAGGATTTTGGCCTTCTCGGATCTGCAATTACCTCAAAAGCCATCCAGCCCCTACAACAATACCAAAATCTTTTAGGCAGCGTCGCACACGCGGGCAAAGCCGTAGGTCCGGGCATAGTGTCCGCATTGGCGCGCGTTTCTTCGGAATTTGAGAGACAACGCACGCTGGCACAGTTTTGGGGCACTAGCGGCTATTTGCACCAGGGCCTGGGGGCGTTCAAGTCTGCGATAGGCAACTTTGTGGCCACAGGGGGAGCAGGATTTGGGGGCTGGATACAAAATAGTATATCCTCTATTGCAAGCTACAGGACGGCACTTGTCGGCGCTTCTGCCGTCCTCGTGGGCTTTGCTGCAGCTGCCGCCTTGAGTTCCAAACACGCGCAGAATTACATTAGCTCGACCCTGGACTCTCGCCTGATGGCCCGGAAGCTGCCCGACAAGGAGGGTGCCGCCAAGTGGATCGAGTCTGCACAAAGCACAGATTGGTCAAAAGGTGCCGAGAGCAGGATGGGTGTCTTCCAGACGGTGCTCTCCAAAAACAAGGGCATGGGACAGCAGGCAGCACAAAAGGCAACCGAAGATATTGAGCGATACTTCTTCGCAAATCAGGAGATGTTCCAGAAAAAAGGGATAGCTTCTGCGGAAGAGTTTGCATCTCGCGTATCTGCGCCTACGCTATCCGGCGAAGATGCTTCTATATTTGAGGATATCTATGGACTGGGCTTTAGTAATCTGTCCTCGACGGCCAGGCTGTCCAGGGTGGGCACAGAGGCCCAAGGCATCGACATTGATAAAGAGGTTGCCAAGCGGCCCGATGTGGTTTTATCCGACAACCTCGCCAAAGGCACGCGCGCTGTCGGTGACGCGGCATTGCCCGCCTTAAACGCAGTGCTCGGAACGTTTTTAAAGGTTGTTGATGTTGTCAAAAAGATCCCAGGTCTCGGCAAAGCAATGGGCTGGGGGGCCGTGCTACTCGGTGCTGCATCAGCCGGGCTCGTGATGGTCTCGATGGTCGGCTCGCTCATTCCCGGACTGATAACTGTCGCTGGCGTCCTGAGCAAGCTGGGGATCGTCACAAGACTGGCGGCTGCCGGTCAGTGGGCCCTCAATGCGGCCATGTCCGCCAATCCCTTGGGGATTGCCATAATAGCCATAGCGGGCCTCGTTGCTGCTCTCTATATCCTGGAAAAGAAGTTCGGCCTGGTCACAAAAGCCTGGCAGGCGTTCTCAGGATCGAGTATAGGGAAAGGCATCATAGGCTATATCGAGCAGGGCAAGAAAGCCCTTGAGGGTATGCTCGGCAGTCTCGGTAAGGCATATGCAAGCGGAGGGCTCAAAGGAGAGCTCAAGGTAGGCCTGGAGGCTCTGGTTGCCAATTCACCTATGCTGAAGATGATCGGCTTTGTGGTGGAGTTCCTCCGAAAGATATGGGCCAACAGCGCCACGCTGAACAAGCTATTTTCGGCAGGCACGGTCATCTGGCAGCGAATAGCAGACCTCTTCACATGGCTGCTGGCGTCCATCGAGAGCGGCGTGCAATGGATCAAGGACGGACTGGGAATCACGAAAGCCGAGAAAGAAGCCCAGGTAAAGGAGATCGCCGAGAAAGAGGGACTATATCAAACCGATAGCGGGAAATGGGGTAAGATCCAGAAGGGCGAGACGCAAGAACGGCCATCGGATCTGAGCCAACTATTCCAACCCGCTACACCATCAGCACGATTACAGAAAGCCATCGATGACGCTAATAACGCCCCTAATAGCGTCTTCTCCGAGATTGGAGAGGTCATATCCGGAGCCATGGCAAATGTCAAGCAACTGTTCGATCCTGTGTTGAATCCTCTATCAGAAGCAGTCGGGAAGCTGGTCGCGTGGCTAGAAAGCATGTTTGGAAAAGGAGATGAGATCCCGGTTGACGTGATTGATCCAACTACGGGGATGGGTAAGCAGGGCGACACAACAACGTCACCGGGGGTCCCCGCAGGAACTGATGGGCTCACCACTCCCCGGCAATTCCAGGCCCCAGAAGCACCCGCGGGATTTGAAGCGCCTGCAACACCCGCGGGATTCCCACAGATGGCTCGTGGGGGATCTATCATAGGATCCGGGTCGATCATCGGGCACGGCGGGGAGCAGGTTACTCCGGCTGCTGAGGTTGCCATCGGCGAGAAAACCACTCTGGCAAAGATCAATGAAATGTTCGCCGGGGCATCCGGGGCGGGGGGGCAGTCTGTGAGCATCAGTGCACCCGTTACCGTTCATGTGACTGTGGATAAGGTGGCGAGTGACATCGACATAGACCGCCTGGCTGCAAGGATCGGAAGCGAGGGGGCCGATAAGCTGCTGTTCGCGCTCAGAAACAAAATGGATAATGGGAGCACACGCGGGATTGGATATTTGAGGGGATGATAGCCCCCTCAAAATGTGATGTGGAGTGTCTGGAGTACCAGCGCAATGTCTTTGTCATAGTCGAGGCTATTATCTGTTTTTAAAACAACAAACGTCTTATCGTTGGGGTGATATGCGACGATATAGTAGCTGGGGGCAATCACGTCAAAACTATCGCTTGGATAGACCACATTTATATTATGATAAACGCTCCACGTCGTAATTAGCGTTCCTTGTTTTCCGTCGATCGTTATCGGGTCAGGGCCAGCATACTCACGAGTCATAGTCGGAGTGTCGATCAAGCTTCCGACTTCCCACATACCATTGGGGTCTGGATCAGTTGGTGGATATGAAGACGGCCCTACATAGTGATAAATAGTAAAACGGAAAGCTGGATAGTATGATCCATTTTCTTGCACTTCCAATCGACCTTCGTCGTAGGTACATGTTCGATAATCTTTTCCGCTTCCAGCGGTTTTATTATGTCCCAGTGCATCATATTCTCCCCAAAACGTGGCATTTGCCAGCCTGGTCGAAAAGCTGATAATGTATGGTCCGAGAGGAACGGTCACCTGGGTGGCATCATACTTACCGGGGACTGCGCTAAATCCGGGCGTTGTATCATTGATTAGACTGTATGTAGTAGCAGGACGTACAACAACATCAGAAACTAGGTTGGCTGCAGTCTTCTCATCGGCGTCATCCGTTTCGTCCTGAGCAATCGCATTACCGATCCTATGGAAGTACTTGAGAAAGGTTTTGTTGTTTTTCGCCGACTCAAGCGCGGGGTCCGGTTCGAAGGCTTCACTATTATTTTCGGTGGTATTGTCTGGGGCCTCGGTGGATTTGATATACATATCTATAGAATTGATGTACGCAAGCCCATCGGCAATAATAGCTGTCTCATTTGCATCTTCAGCAAAACCCAAAGAACAAGACATTATTATTAAGGCTAGCAACAGAATTTGCGTTCTCATGTTCATATCAATCACCACCCCCTGCATATAAGATCTTTTCCAGGAGTTCTATCATGTCCATTTCCGAAATAGCCGCTGCACTCATCGGAGGGCAGCTATCTACAGCCACCGTATCGTTATTTGACTCGGCATTCCATGTGAAGTTGCATGGAATCGAGTTAGGCACACGCGAGCAAGGCGATCCCGACACTGGCCAGCCAAACCCACTTGAGATCCGATATAGCCAGGAGTTTGAGATTGTCGTCCACAAAACAGTAGGTCAGAAGCCGCTCACACAATGCACCATCCCGGACGGTCTCTGGAATATCGTCGTAAAATATAACTCACTCAAAGGAACGGATAGCGACATATCCGAAAAACTGAAGAGCATCCGAGACCTCACAGCCGGGCCAAAGAAGTTCTATTCGGCCCTTTTTCCAGGAGGTCTCTGCACATATATCCAGAAGAAAGAGATCGTGCAGTCCAAAGGATCGGATGATTGGTATCATTCAGTCGAGATAAATCTCATCGAAGCTAATGGGGGTGATTAGGTGCATATCACGCCCGTTTTAATCCTCGATGGACAGGACGTGAGCCGCTACTTCATCTCATGTCACATGGAGCAGACCGGTAATAGCAGCAAAGATCCGGGTAAGTATGATCTGGTTATTGCCAATCCAGGCGGAAAATTTACCGGCGCGTTTGCCCCCAAATCAGTCGAGGTCGTGACGGAAGAAGAGCTGGGAAACTTCACAACCGCGCCGAAAAAGAAAGTATCTCTGCAGATTATCGTCAGCAAACAAGGCTGCGAAGGCAGTAGCTCAAAAACTATAACAATCTTTTCGGGAGAGATCCAGAAGGCGGAAGCAGATGAGTTATACCTGAAGATTGAGGGCTCATGCTCCGAGGGAGGCATGACCGCGAGGATTAATCCCAAGATTTGGCCGACAGGGACTCCTATCACGACTATCGTAAATGACCTATTGGACGATTTCGGCTATATGGGTGTCAGGCATATCATGCCCGCCAAAAACACAACGGACGACGTTAACCCGACGCTCGATAAGGGCATTGATTTTGACACCGCCCTTTACACAGTCTCCTGCTGGGCCGAGTCCATCTACTTCTTCGACGAAGCAGACGGATTCTGGTTCGTGCCCGCTACGAATCTGCGGGGCTTCTCAAACCTGACCGGAAACATCCTGAGGGGCTCCAATGCGACTAACATGGTGGGCTACTGCAATCATGTTGATGTCTATGGTGGCACGCCAGAGGATCTGTGGGAGGGCAAGACCCATAACCTGATTCATGCTTGGGCCGAGCCTAATAATGATTGGGAGATTCAATCATATGGCCTCATGAAAGCTCCTCCAGTCGTGCTACCAAATGCAGACCAAGCCAAATGCCAAGAAGTCGCAGACAAGCTCTTGGAGTGGTATCGGCAGTATAAAGATGTTCCTACTGTTAAGGTTGTAGGTAAAGCTCCCGGCTTATTGTCCAAGGTGGCCTATCGGCCCTGGAATGGAGATATGCCACCAGTCAAATGTGATGGCGCAGAAGAGGCCGAGATGGGTGCCGTTATGGGCCTCGTGACTCGCCGGGTAGTGGATATCTCTGCAGAGGCAGGGTTTGTGGCATCGCTGGACGTGACGACCAACTTCCTTGGGGTCAACAAGCCCACGGGCGATGAGGAGATCATGAACTTCTATTCTAACTATAGGACGGCAATCGACCAAGACCCCTCGGTTGTGCAGAAATATCCGGGGGTGGTACTCGTATGATGACGGCTGCATTGCTGTCAGAAGAGCGATACATCGAGGCCATGCAGTCCGCTGAGGCTAAAGACAGCACTATCAATTACCGCAGGCTGAAGGCTGATCGGTCCATTGCACTGCTTTATAACCCTGCGACCAGGGATGGGAAGTTCTCAACAAAATTGAACGCGAGATCGGCACTTGTGGACGGCTATTACGAGGCGTTTCCACACATCGATTATGCGGAGACGCTCACCCAGAATAATGCCAACCTGGCAAAGTACGGCTGGCCCGATTATGAGGGTATCTGATGGTTAGCAATACCCGCGATCGCAACATAGACAGCTCTCGCCGCGAGGACTCCCGAAAGGGCCAGGTGGATCGATGTGAAGTTATAAACGTCCGGCCTCATGTCCGGCCCTATCCGGAAGACAAAGATTTCAACACTGTTGATGTCCAACTTATCGACCGCCCCAGGGTCAACGAAGCTGCCCTAACGATCGAGTACGTCAAGCTCAATAGTCTCCAGCGAGAACATGGCAAGTTCCAGGGGATACCCTGGAACGCCCGCATAGGAGACATGATCTATGTCTACTGGCTGGCCGAGAGGGAGGCTCTGGTCCTTGGAACCTGCACGTCAGTCGAGCAGGAGCCCGTCTGTCGATCTCAGGCGGATGATCAGCAGCAGGAGTACGTCTTCAAACTCTGCCCCTGGGAAGAGCCGCAGAAGAACGCAGACGGCAATTACATCATATTTCCCAACCCGAAACATCCGCTCTGTTTCAAGTGGTGGCCCAAGACGCTGGATTCGCAGCTAATATTCGATTGCCTGGAGGGTCACAACAAAGCGACATGCTGCTCCGCTGCGCCGTGCAACAGTCTAGATGATCATCAATCGAGCACTTGCTTCAAGAATTTTTCGTACAAAAGTCCGACGACGGTCGACAAGGCTTACCGGTTTAAGTTCCTCCATCACTGCGGAAGCTACTGGTTTTTCGACGACGACGGGGTCTGGCGGTTTTGCGGTAAGAACCAGAACGGCGAGCTCGGCTTCATCCATCACTACGCGGATGGCAAGATCGAGATTAACAGCCCGGTCGAGGTGCTGATCAAGGCCCCCAAGATCACCTTGGACGGCCCGGTGGAAATCACCGAGAGCCTGAAGGTTCCCGTCTGCGTCCATCAATCATGCAGTTGCTCCGACTCCGCAACAACCCACGTAGACCTCGACACAGGCCGGGTGATGAAGCAGGAAGGCAATAATCAGGTGCCTGTGGGCAGTCAGACAGCCGCAAAGATCGCATGCTGCAACGGTGGTAAGATGGCCTGCTGCACGGCTGGCAATGATCTCTATGAGCTGATCGATGGAGGATGGGAGTTCTGCCGAGCCGGGTGTTCAGATGTATGCTACTCGCCGGACGAGCTGCTCTACATCATCGACAGCGCCACAACCAAACTAATGAGGCGCGAAGTCAATGGGACTTGGACGGATCTATCGGGATTGTGTCTGAGTCTGGCGGCTGCCAGTGCCACCGTAGCCTACGCTATAGGAACTGACGAGTACCTCTGGAAGCGTGATGCTGGATCGTGGACCAATCCAGAACACAGCACTGCAATAATTGACATATCGATAGCTAACGATGGCACAGTCTATGCTATCCGAAAAGCAGATAAGGCCTTGATAAAGCTGGTCGGGTCGAGCTATGTTTTGGTAAGTGATACTCTGGCGCTGAAGGAGATTTCGGCCAGGGATGCCTATCATATTTTGGGTATCGGAGATGCGGACGATATTGTATATCTCTGGAACGATGTCCGCTGGACTTCTCAAGGCGTGACGGCGGCGAGCATCGGAATATCTTCGGCTGGATAAGAGGGGATTTGATGGCTTTTGGCGACGTGAAAATGAGCGGCGTGTTTGAAAATGGAGAATGCCGCTGCCACGGTAGGTGGGGCCCAGTTAGGACATCTTCAGGAGATGTGGCCCGCGTTACTAAGGAACAAGAGTGTATCATGCAGCGCATACAAGTATGGCTTTCAGTAAAAAAGGGTGAGCGTCCTCTTTTTCCGAACTTCGGCTGCTGCATACGATCATACATGAACAAGCCGCTCACAATGAGCGTTCTGAAAGCACTGAAAGGCGAGATCCAGGCCGAGCTGGAGGAGCTGTTCCCTGAATATACAGTCTCGAACCTCCGCGTAACTGTGCCTGCTAGAAATGAAATCGATATCAAGGCCAACATCGGAGCATATCCGGTCGAGTTCCTGGGCACCGCAGCGACACTGAACGAGCTGAACAGCAGGCTCAATGAGGCCCTGAAAGATCTGGGAATGGCATCCTACTGAGGTTTTTATGGTCACAACTTTCACAGAGTTCTTAGACATGACTGCAGAGGAGCTGTATGAAGATTGGCTCACGTACATTACCACAAGAGATCCGCTTCTGCAGGACACTTCTCCGGCCACGTTCAACAGCATTTTAGCAGAGGCAGTGGCATCCGAGTTCTGGATTTTTATACAATTGCTAAAACAGAAAGTCCAGGACTCCAGCGTCCTCACTGCAGAGGGGGATGCCCTCTCGGCTATTGTGCTCTCGATGCTGCCGTCTGGTCGCCAGGCAGGCACCAGAGCAACCGGCGTGCTGGTATTCAGCAGGCCAACCGCAGCACCAAGCGACATCACCATTCCAGCCGGGACTATATGCGCCGCAGTGAACGATGACGGCACTCTGGAGCAGTTCCAGACTACAGAAGAGGTAACACTCGGCGCAGGCGACACCCAGGCGTACGCCGACGCAACTGCAATTGTTGCAGGGACGGCGGGCAATGTAAGCACTGGGCTGGTCACTATCATCAGGACGCCTATTGTGGGGATCGCTACCTGCACCAATGACGCCGCGTTCGCCGGTGGCACTGACCAGGAGAGTGACACGGATCTCCGGGAGAGGGCACTCTACACAATCTGGGTCAATGGCCGGGCAACAGTCCCCTTGATGGAAGAGCACATCGATGGCGTCGAGGGCGTCCGGGAGGCTCACGTCGAGACCTTGGGGCAAGGAGACGTGCTGCTCGTGATAGATGCCTCTGAAGGCATCGACACCGACATAGACGACATGATCCTCGATAACCTCGCTGCCGGCTGCACAGCTCCGGGAGTCCTGGGCGCAAGCCTGCGAGACGACGGCGACAGCTTCGAGATTGGCGACAGCTCCGGCGCGCCCGTGTGGGTCCGAAACCTGCAGTTTACTGCTGTAGAGGTTACGGTCCCGTTTACCTACGAGGAGCCGGGAGGGACCAGTAAGTCAGGGACGGCCACAATTCCGGCTGGATCCCCGGTAGGCTATACGGTCGAAGCAGTGATGGATGACGAGTATCCTAACGCTACCAAAATCCTATCATCGACGTATGCCGGCGCTCTGAGCTTCGACATATTCATGGGCAAGGGCGAGTACCCGCGGCTGTGGGTGCTACCGGAGCTGCAGGAAGTAGACATCACACTCGAGCTCGTCCTCACGACCACTCCTGAAGTTGGACTACTGGCCAGCATCCAGGCCAGTCTGGAGGCTAAGCTGGCCAGCTACAAGATTGGCGAGGCACTGGAGTTCGCAGACCTCGTGAAGTACATCTACGTCGATTACAGCACCGGGCGCGCGTTCTCCGGCATAGACGATGTGTCCAGTTTTTCGGTCACTTGCAAGGGCGCGACCATAACGGGCTTCGGGCAGAAAGTGACGCTTGACGAGGATGAGCGCATTGAGCCGGGTACAGTAAGCGTAACTGAGGCTGCATAGTAATTATTCAGGAGTTGGTTTTATAACAGATACAGTAACTTACGAGCTTGGGCTGTCCATAGCGGACGGCCCCACTATTTTGGCGGACAACCACTTCGAAGCGGAGGGATACGAGAAGCTGGAGGCGAGCATTCCGGGCGGCTCCGTGGCCACGATGGTTAATGTCCAGCCAAGCCTGCTGACACAGCTCAAGGCCATCATGATCATAGCGGAGAGATACGAGGATCTATCATTCACGGTGGATGAAGAGGTCACGGTCCGGACGCTTGACGGCCCCCTGGTGCTAATCGGTCCGGGAAACATTGCCATGCTGGGTGCGACAGTGAACAACCTGGTCTTCACCAATGCAAACGCCACTGCTGCAAACATGATAACGATCCTGGTCGCCCGCACGGCGATCGAGCCAGGGACATAGATGGGCGCCAGAAAGGGCAGGCAACCGACTATTCCCGAATGCCTGGCTTACGAAAAATGCAAAACCGTTGGGGCAGACTGTGAGATCTGTCTTACACTTTCGGCAGATGCGTGGCGAGAGCATGTCCGGAAAGTGCTGGTGAGAGGCTAGACGGATTCGATAGTTTCAAGATCGCTTCCGAGACGGCTTTCGTTGTGGGCATTTGTCCCACATCATTGATTGCCCGAAGTAACCGCTCTCGGACATCGGCAAAAACAATCTCAATCTAGTCCATGAGTTTCGCCGCCATCACGCGCACCTCGATGCAAGCCGTCTCCGCAGCATCTCGTAGCTGCTGATTGCGTATCTCTTCTGCCGTGCCGATATACGCTATTTCTAGCGAACAATTTTGAAGTGCAATTATCATACTGCCTCTCTCTTCGCTCCTGCTGCATATTATTCTTTTTGGGCAGGAGATCTTCTATACACCAAGCTGCGGCACATGTGCGAGATATGCTTTTCTGACATCGTCAGGATCGATGTGGAAATACACGTCGATCGCCTCCTTCATGACATCGCCCCGCAGCCACTTCACATAGTCTCGATTCATGCCTGCCCTCAGCAGGTGGGTGGCCATCCAGTGACGGCAGCAGTGCGAAGTGAAATGGTCCTCCATCCGATCTGAGTCGGGATCGTGAAGCCCGCAGAGCACCGCCGCCTTCTCGATGTTATGACGCAAGGCACCGCTACCGATCCTCTTTCCACAGGTATCGATCCAGAGGGATTGATCGCGTGGTGCACGGCTCTTGCGAATCTCCAGCCAGCGACGAAGTACATAAGCAGTCTCATCATCGAAAAATACTATGCGATTGCTTCGTTTCCTTTTTTCTTTTAGCAGAATGCTCTGATTCTGCCAATTGATGTCCCGGACCTCCATTGAGAGCAGCTCCCCTCTTCTGACGCCGGTTTTTGCCATGACGAGCAACATGGCTTTATTCCGGATGTCGATCATGCCGTTTACCAGCCGGGCCATATCTTCCACAGAAATTAGTTTGTGTGTATGCTCTTCTGATGACGCTTTATATTGCGTCAGGTATCGTTTCCGGACTTCCTGCACCGGATTGTCCGAGCGGATGCCCTCAAACATCAGGAATTCGTAGAAGCTAGATAACGCATTCAGTCGGCCCCGTATGGTGCGAGTTGTGGCCTTGTTCTTCCTCTGAAGATCGACATATGCCCTCACATCCATCTTGCTCGCGCCCTCGATCGGACGGCCCAAAAACTTTGAAAACCCTCGCAGGCCTTTGGCGTAAGTGTAGATTGTCTGGCCACTCAGGCCGCGAGTGCTGGCGTCCGCAGCCCACTGGTCGATCACTTCTTCCAGCTCCATCCATGAGTGCCCCTGGATATGAGGCCTTCCGACTCCAATATCTGGAGCTGGCGGGATATTGCCCGCATGGCCTCTGGAGTGTCGGCTCCGAGCAGATCTAAGAGCCTGTGATCATGGATAGGACCTGCTCGCAAGGCCTTCAGGATGTCTGGATCGATGTGTGCGCCCCAGGATGGCCGCACAAATGCAGCGCCTCGAAGTGCCCGCAGCTCAGCATCTCGCTGCCGTAACAGGAGGTCTTTTGCCTCCAGAGTTGTCTGCAGGCCGTTGAGCTCTGTCCTGAGCTGTTCCAATTCCGGCCCGTTGCTTGGCCGGGGTGGGCGGCTGGCTTCCTCGAAAAGTGACAGAAGATATTTCGAAGCCGTGCATCCGCGAGCGGTTGCGGCTTCCTTAATTTTTTCCTTGACTTCTGAGGTAGGTAGTGAGATCTCCAGGATTTTTCCCATTCGAGATTTTGGGGGCATAAAAAAACGAATGAAATCATAGGTATATATAGTTGTCCGTAAATCATTTATGGAAATATATGGTATGTGATATGATTTACGGACAGGCCCTTTAGCCCCATTCCCAGCCGTTCGCCACCAGGGCACGGGCGAAGGCAAGTGGGTCTTTCTGGCAGCTCAGGATGGCCGGGACAATGTGACACTACCGGGATCAGGCGCTTCGCAAGGGGGCAATAGGAGATAAAGAAGAATGAGGCACTCGCGCCGGGCGCGAGTCCTTCGGTATCACTGCTCAGCTAGATTTTTCCTTATCGCCTGATGGATTGAATAACTATCGGCAACGCTGAATAAATCATTGTAATCTAGCAAAACCATATCAGGGAATTTATCCCAATTAATTTTACTGGCCGTAGATCTTCTCATATCGACAACAACAGCCTTCTCTACCTTCGGATTTCCATATTGGTCCGTGAATTCTCCCTGTTGAGCGATATAAACGCGTCCGACGTCTGGATATTTATAAAGCTCTTTTAATATCTCAGTAAAGGTATTGGCGCTATTCTTCACCAATGATTCGCTGCTCCATTCATCTTTGGGCAGCAATATAATGGCAATGTTATAGCCCTCTGACTCGCCCATATCATTCATAGAGATTGTGTACTCATGTCCGCCGTTGTGGGATCGTAGTATATTTTTCACAATTTTCTCGGTTATGTTGCCAGATTCAGCGGCGCCAACGATCGAGTTGTTGCTGGAATCTCCTGGCTTGGTGTCGTGATTTTGTCCTATGAGTAGCCCCAATATGATGAGTAGGATGAATATCCCGATTGCACCGTAAATGAGATAGCCGACGATTCTCAACAACTTGCTGCTGCTATTAAGCAAAGGCAGTTTGTCACCTATACTCAAAATATTTCCCTCCGAGTTAACGTAGTACTCGTGAGATCCAACGAAAAACCTTTTGGCCGATACTTGCAGTCAAGTATCAAGTATTCCGACTATATCTCATAGAATCAACTTTGTATAATATATTTTACTATATTTTATCTCTATCTCAAAGTAATCAATATCAATAAAACTCATAAATCTCTTCGAATTCAAGGAAAAATATGGAATCTCAAAGAGAAATGTGAGGATACTTGATACTTGCAGGCAAGTATCGTCAGCCCTTTGCGGCCCGCAAGATTAAGACATGTCTCTTGCGATCTGCATGAAACGGCCTAATCTCAATTTTATCCTGCATGGTCGCGAGCAATCTTGAGAAAACTGCTTCGCCCAACCCCATCCGTTGCCGTGCATCCTTCGCGAGCATTTTGCCTTGATTGACTGTCAAAAGAGCAATCAAAACCTCTTTGCGGTCGCGCTGGCTGGGCGTCGGATCAGGCTCTTCCTTGAACCGCAAGTCTGCTATGTATTCGCTGTGCTTGTCGAGCCTGGCTTCATGCTCTTTTGTGACCTCGGCCAGGCGGCAGACCTCTGTGAGCAGCGCATTGAACATTGTGGCAGGCAGAGCCACAAGCTCCGCGTTCTCCGCGCTGTCCGCAATGCTTATAGCCGAAGCTATGTTAGTATCAGTAGACATGTTAGTACCACCTATCATGTCTCAAGCGAGAATTGGAAGAGTGCTAGGTACTGCCTCGCAAGGGTTTGATCCTTCACTCTTCTTTTCCGTCTTCTCTTCTACTAAAATCATAATCGTTACCAAATCACCTGGCGCGATCCCATAAGCGTCGCGTATGCTTTTTGGAATCATCACCCGCCCGATCGTATCAACCTTCAGGGTTGTCGGAATTTCTTTCATGCTCTTTACTACATCTTCCAAGTATATACGCTTTTCTGAAGGAATAGTTAAAACTTTGAATTATTAGTGAAAAGACTTAAATAGTAGGGAAGAGTAGATATGAATAGTGAATTGCCATGCACTCCAAGAAATTCTCCGCTAATGCGCGTGCCAGCTTTCAGGCATCCGCCGATCCCGCAAGAGTGGCTGCCACCCTGGCTGCTGAGGAAAAGATGAAGGCCTTCTTCCAGGCCGGCGCACTACAAGGCATCGTGAAGTACGGCAGCCTGCCGCCGCGGGTCCGGCCAGCACCGCAGGGGGCTTTCTGAATGGCATTTCGATTGCCTCAGAATACAACCGAACTGAAAATCGCATTGTCGGAGGCCCGGCACCGTGGCTGGATGGCGGCATTTGAGACAGCATGCCATCTCCAGGAGGCCCGGCTGCAGCTCGCCTGGGCCGCAATTAATCAGATGGAGATGATCTGATGGACGCCGAACTAATATTCCCTGCCATGACTCCTATGCAGGAGCTGGCGAGCATGAAACGCAGATCTGCAGAGATCGAGAAGCAGATCTCTGAGGCCGAAGAGGCCTACGGAATTAAGCTACTTCGCGAGCAAAAGGCAGCGATAGATGCTGAGTTCGTCGCGAAGCAGGCTGAGATTGCCCCTGGGCTGCCCTACTCTGAAGACAGTTTCCTCAAGGCCATCAAGAGGAAGGGCGACAGCTACCGTGAGGGCAAACTCAAGATGATCCGGACATCTCGGACCGCCAGGAACGTTCTAACTGAGAAGTTCGCAGCCGCCTTTCCCGATCTGCTGAAAAGCGTCTGCAAGATCGAACTGACCAAGGCGGATGCTCTGGTCGGAAAGAAAACTATGGAGCGGTATGTTGAGAAGAAGACGACCTACAGCTATGAGCTGATCGATATGGGGGATCTCTGAGATGTCCGCTTCTCAACAGCTCAGCATCCAGGATCGGGCCAGGAATGCCAGCATAGTCGAGCAGGTCCGGGAAGCTGCCAGAGACATCGAGCCTCATGTCTGCCGATGCAGCTCCGAGCAATCCCGCGATCCCGGCGACCTGGCCAAGCTGGCCGGGAAGCTCTGCCAGGTCATGAAGGCCTGCGCGGTGGTACCGAAGGATAAGCAGAATCCGCAGCAACACTACAAGTACGCAAGCAGCGATGCGATTCTTGAGCGCGTCAATCCCGCTCTCTGTGATGCGGGCCTGGCAACGGTCTGCAATCTGGAAATCCTGGACAGGCAACCAAGAACGACCAGCACAGGCGCAATTTGGGAGCTATGCACGGTCAGATGCAGACTGCTAATCATAGACTCTGAAACAGGTGCATCAATAGAGTCAGAAGGCATCGGTCAGGGGTATGACGGTTCTGATAAGGCCTTGAGCAAGGCCCAGACACAAAGCCGAAAATATGCCTGGCTTCTCGCTCTGAACATCTCGACCGGGGACGATCCAGAAGGCGATGATCGCACGGATAAGGCCCAGGTTCCCGCGGTGCCGTGCAAGAAGTGCAAGGGCCCAGCAGCTTACATTGACGACGGTGAGTTTGATGGCAAACCGGTCAAGAGATATTACTGTGAAAAATGCAAAACAGAAACCCGGAGGGAGGCATGACCGCCGATCAGCAGCAGCTCAGCCAGCCCGCCGAGCTGCACCGCTACTGTCTGCGGTGCCACAGGAAACTCAAAGCCGAGCGATCCATGAAGGCCGGATTCGGTCCGGTATGCCTGCTGAAGGAAGTGCAGGAACGCAAAGAATTTATGCAGTCATGACAAGATGTGAGAAAATGTCAGACATTAGTAGTATCGTAAGATCTCCTGTCCGAATGGATATAATGCGATACCTCCGGAGCGGTCCCATGTCTGCGGCGGGGCTATCCGGCAAACTGGGGTCGTCACAGTCAACAATCTTACATGCAATTGATCGAATGGCCGCGGCGCAGATAGTCGAAAAGTGCGCCGAAAGCTACCGGCTCACGGGCGCGGGATTGGTCCAGGATTCTATTCTTCAACAGACCGCAAATGGCCTGGCAGTTCTTGAATCAAATATCGATTTTTGGGCACAGCATGACATCAGTGAAATCCCGTCTCACTTGATGGCCCGGCTGAGTGATCTAGAAGGCGGGCATGTCATCTCAGGAGATAGCATCTTCCAGGCACAGCAGATCTTTATAAACCAACTCGCGGCTGCTAAAAAGATCTATGGAGTCTCGCCCATTATATTTCCGGGATACGTCGAATCGACATTAGCTGCCTGCCAAAACGGCGCAGAAGTTCATCTTATAGTAACCTCCCCCATCCTGGAAATAATGCGTACAAAAACGGCCACTGCGTTCGAAGCCCTGCAGAAGATCGAGAGCTTCCATCTCTATGAAATCGACACCGCGAAGGTAGCTTTCGCGATTATAGACGACGTATTATCGTTCGGATTATATAGATTAGATGGAGAATACGACGCCACAACGGATTTGGGCTGCCCCGGCGAACGTGCTCGTGCGTGGGGATTAGATCTTTTCCATCACTATCTGAAGAAGGCAACCGCTATCTAAGAGTCAGTAGATCCTTTGCGCGGGGATCTACACGATAAAAGAATTCTTGGAAAAACTGAGCACCAGCTCACTCTGGATAGCCGTCTGTTCATTTTTCAGGCTGGCGTGCCTTGCGCTCATTCTCGGTCTGCCGTTTGATTGGCGCTGCGGTCTTGCCGTCTCGCTCGCTGCCTTTGGCGTTTATCTGGTCGATAAGGTAAGCGACTCCGCCGAGGACTTGTTAAACACGCCTGGCCGTGCGTGGCTTGCAAAGTATCGCAGAGAGGCCCAAATATTAGCAATTGGATCTTATGCAGCGGCACTGATCCTAACCGGAGCTCTGGTCGATATCTGGAAGGTGCCGTATCTCTTGGTCTTCGGCTCTGCGGGCTTCATCTACACCAGGAATATCTGCGGCTTCCGGCCAAAGGATCTTCCGGGTGCAAAGACTGTAATAGTGGCCGGGGCCTCTGCGATCTGCTACGCCGGTATGATTTCCGGGCCAATCGAGGCTTATGTCCTTGCATTTCTGACGATCGCCATAGATACAATAATCTTCGACTTGCGCGATATTGTGGGCGACCGTGCGGCAGGCGTCCGAACCTTGCCGGTGCTGGTTGGCCGCAATGGTGTTCTACTGTTGCTTATTGTTTTAGACCTGATAACAGTCGTCATGAGTCCCGCGATCGCGACTTATGGGGCCTTTTTAATATGGTTCTTCCGAAAAGAGCGCGATAGCCTCTGCTATGACTATCTAGTGGATGCTTGGATGATGTGGGTGTATCTAGGCCTGAAGCTCTTGCAATGGGCCTAAATCTCCTTTTTTCATTTCAATGAGCAGCAGAATACCGCTTTTGCGAGCATGGTCCGGGCCCGCATAGATGCGCCCATGCTTATCGACTTCCACCGACTTGATTATCATAACTTCTCGGTCACCACCGAGCTGATTAACCAACTCTGAAAGATTCATTATATCGCTATGAGTTGTCTAAGTATATTATCCTTACCACTTACAACCAACCACTACCAACCAAAACTTTATATAGTTTCATTGCCTATATGAGTATTGTTTGCATGAAACAAAAAGGTATAATTATTGCTTTCTGCGAACAAAGTTCGGGAGGTCAAAGGATAAAACGTAAGCGAATGACTATCTATCTCGATGAAGCCACCTTAAACTTATTGGGAGATCTTGAAAGAGCCAGTGGTAAGAGTGCATCCCAAATAATCAACGAGGCAGTTGATTACATGGCAAGGCGAGATACTATACTTATGACGTATGTAAACGGGGCAATATCCCGGCAAACGACGGATATCGGAACAATCGTGAAGAAAATAATATGCGAGGAGCTACATAAGTAATAATAATTATATATGGTACTAAAGTGCCGTCATGTGGGATTTTATACATGTGATAATAAACATTACACAAAGCAAGAATAAGAGAGCCAGGGCAGACCCCTCGAAGCTTTCCAGGGCACGAGGATCAACCCAGGCTGCATAGTTCAACACTTCGCTAGCATAAGAGCTTTGCGACTACGCGGAGAGCGCGGACTACGCGGCCCTTCCTGGCTCGGGAAGGAAAGATGTCAAAAATTGAGCTAGATGAAATCGACATTGGTCTCCTTGAAGAGATCAATCAGAACCCCGGACAGCCGCTATCAAGCGCAATGGCCGTTGCTCTCGATTGTCGCGAGCAGCGCACACTATACGACCGCCTAATTGCGCTTGAGGCGCAAAAGTACATTTCTGTAGATCGGGTTGTTGAAAAGGGCCGCTCCCTGGCAACTATCACGCCGAAGGGAAAGGCTGCCATAAAGGGAAGGGAGGATCTTACCTCCTCGTCGGAGGCGTCCTCATGAGTGGGTCTCTCGCTGCGCCCTTAAGTACCTTTTCTGCGGACTCCGCGAACATTGCGGGCCGCGCGGTGCCCATCCTCCCCGATGGCTTCTCACTGGGTGGCTGGCTTGAGCAGCTTGAAGCCGTGGGCGGTGGCCTGGTCCGGGTGGTAGTCTCCGATAGAGAATATCTCGTAGACGACAGCCTCCAGGAGAAGCTCACTATCTTGGTGGGTCAGCATATGACTGTATGCCACTGCCTCGGACAATGGGGCTGCGGGGCGATTTCCAGTTTGAAGCCCGATCTGCTTTTCTACCGGCACCTTCTGTGCGCCGCACTCGGCGGTCTCGACAATATGGAAGAGCGCCTCATGGTGCGTTTCCTCATACTAAAAATCGATGCCAAGGAGGGGCTGCAATGAGGCAGAACGATACCGTCATTGTCGGAGATCGGCGCATTTCCACAATCGGGAACATCGTTGTGCGCGTCTCTCCGGCAGAAGAAAGCGCGGCCCAAATCGTCGAGAAAGTCGCGAACATTGAGGCGATGGACGAAGAAGGCTTCGTGTTGGGGATCGTCGATTTCGAGATCCTGATGGATGCCATCAGGGACCTCGACCAGACGACACCTCTGGAGATCGGCCTCTCGCGGGGGAAGAACGCTGCGGGTGCCAGGCTGCTCCGGATACGGCACGGCCAGACCAAGATATACATCGCCGGAATGACTCGACTTCCGCCTGAATGCGATCGCGAGCCAGACGCCCTCGATGCCATCTTGGCAGAGAACGAGGCCCTAAAAAGGCGGATTGTCGAGCTGGAATCTAAGTGCGATCCGGTTGCTGTTTTCGTTGGTATGGGGGATGATCCATGAATTCTCATTGCATCAATTCCCGCTGCTGCGATCGCCAGGAATGCGACCCACAGGCCTGCTATGATTGCGTCCCGCCGCTTCCGGAGGCCGACCCATGCCAGTAGCAGATGAGTCCAACCGGGAACTGCAGCTCCTTGAGCCTGACGACTTCGACGAAGCTGAGCTAACTCCTGCACAGAGCCGGGCCGCATTGCTGACATGGTACATCCTCTTGCTAATCGGTGCCATCATCATAGCAGCCGTGCTCGCTCTGACGATGACCATGCAGGCCGGAGCTGTGGAGCTATCCATTTCAGGCAGCTCCAGTGGGAGTGGGAACCAGTCACTGTTTTTCGTAGGCGACAATCTCACGGCCTTCTGGAATGGGACTGCATGGACCATCACGGCGGTGACACCATGAAAGAGATCTGTGTCAGTCAGGTCGTCATGGCTCGCTACGATCTTCTTTTGCAGCAGGCCGAATCCCTGTGGCAGAAAGAAACAGCCCGGAAGGTGCCGGTACAGGAGGCCGCACAATGAGGACCAAACTCAAGGAGCTCCATATGAAGACGCGCATCTTCCGAGCACGGTTTGTATTGAAATCCGTGGGTGGGGATGTTTTACTGCGCCACGTACTCGGTCCTGAAAGCCAATATGTCACTCAGCACCTATGGGTCCGGGCAGGTCATTGGCACGCAACCCACCACGAGCCAGGGGACACCGTAGCCATTCGGGCCCGGTCGGAGCCCTACACCAGGGACGATGGATCGAAGGACTGGAGCCTGTTTCACTGCAGGGAGTGGTGGCCATGATCGACCAGATTATTTGTGGGGATTGCTTAGAGGGGATGAAAGAAATTCCTACTGGCACCGTTGACGCAATCATCACAGATCCCCCATTCGCATTTGCCGGAGGAATCAGCAACGGCACATCTAGTCAAGTATCTTCACAATTTTTCGACCATTGGTGGAAAGATGTGTGCAAGGAGATTTTGCGGGTCTTGAGGCCATCTGGAGAAGGGTTCATTTGGTGCGATTGGAAAACCGCGCCCTCCATTGCACTCGGATTCAAGCCAACTCAGCAGACTTACAACTTCTGGAGAGTCTCTCAGATGCTATACCATTATCGAGAGATGCCTGGGCAGGGGAAACCATTCAGATCAAGTGTTGATATGATCGCATATGTCCGGGGTCCAGAAAGTACCGGCCACCGGATCCCCAACACAACTCATAATCACATCTCAAAATACTGGTATTATGGGAAGCATGAATTTCACCCAGCGGAAAAAGATCCCGAACTTTGTGAAATGCTCATTGGATGGTGCTCGGATCCAGGTGCTACGATCTTAGACCCATTTTCCGGATCTGGAACAACGGCAATAGCCTGCAGGCGGTCTGGCAGACACTATATCGCATTTGAGATATCAGAAGAATATTGCCAGATTGCCCAGAAGCGGGTAGCAGACACGCCCGTAAATTTAGAGACATTCCAAAAAGATCCTGTTATTAAGCTCGATCGATGGGCGGAGGGCAGCGTATGATCGGACGCTCAGCCTGCCAGATGGCCCAGGACGCCGTAGATATCCGTGGCATCCTGGATCTGCTCGGCAGAGAAGTCGAGCCCGTATCGAGCACCCTAGTGCAGATGACGCAGCACATGGGTCCGGATCAGGCCAGCCGTATGCTGAAGCTCCTACAGAAGGCCGGTGTAGTGGAGCATCCGCTCGCCACCAGGGATGTTCTCGGTGTGGATCAGAAAGTACCGTGCCTGCAGCTCTGGCAGCTCACGGCGGCAGCCAGGCGCGGCGAGATTCCGGAAGCAGAGGAGATCATCAGGAGGGCGACGGCATGAGCGCTCCCAAACTCACCGAGCAGGAAGCCAAGGCTTTCTTCTCAGATTTTTACCGGGGCGAGCATCATTTCCCTGGAAAACTGAAGCCCTACGGCCTCGGATGGGCCATGAGTCACTTCGGATGCCTGAGTACATTCGACTCGGACGACCTGACCCGACTGGTATTGCTGGCTCATAATAGATGCATCCGTGTGCAGGTTGAGCAGGGTGGGCCAAATCGCTTGAGGATCGCCGTCTGGAAACGTGGGCGAGAGGGCCAGTTTTGCGAGAGACATCCGACGATTGAGCAGGCGATTGCTGCATTTTCAGGAGAGATCTGATGGCATTCGATCTGAAGGCGGCCCGCGCAAGATGTGAAAAGGCCACTCCTGGGCCTTGGATTGATTCCGATGGATATATAATTTGTCCAGGGATGGAAATTCGGAATTGTAAAGCGCATGACCTCA